AACTTATTCTAATCGTACTACAAATAGTGGATTAACTGGTGGAATAACATATAGACTTGGCGAAACATTAAGTAGCGGTATAGACTATGTAAGATGGAATAATAGCACAAATACATTATCATTACACAACTGGGATGATCAAGTAACTCCAGGTAATGTTGGGGAGTGGCCGGCAGCATTAATTATGAGAGCAAATTCTGGTATGATGATTAATGCTAATCATTCTTATGATAGTGATACTTTTAATCTAATAGTACGTGGTAGCGGTGATATCAATGACTATCCAATTTTGCTTAGAACAGATGTTGCTCAAAATAGAGTATATTTACATCATGCACATTTAGTAAGTGGTATATTTTCTAATGGAGTTAGAGTTACTGGTGATTTAGCATTACCAGGCTTAAGTAATAGTGGTACTTTAGTAACATTATCTAGTAATAGAAATTTAATATATCCACAAATATTACCTCAAACATTATTAACCACAACATCAACATATCAACCAACAGGTTATCTGAATTTGAGATGGTTTGAAGATACCAAACGACTTTGCATTGGAAATACCACAACCCATACCGATAATAGTATAGCTTTTGTTGAAAATGAATATAATACTATTATTAGCAATAGTGTTGCTGCTAATGGATCTAATTATACAGTATTTAATAGAGATGGCTTAGGTAGCTGGCCTGGTAGTGGTTTTGTTGTGTTATATTCTGGTGTTAGTGAAAGAGGATTGAGAATAGATTATTTAAATCAAAAAATTGGTATTAATACAACAGCATCAGAATTAGCGGGTAAAAATAATGCATTAGTAGTTAATGGTAGTATTTACGGAACAGCTTTGAGGTTGGGAGAAAGTGCCACATCTGGATATGCTCTAATAGCAGTTGATAATAGTGGAAATTTAGGATACAGAGCAGTAAATCTAGGATTAGCATCAAATACTATACAATATCCATTCATATTAGAAACAGCTAATAATATTACTAAACTTAAATTGAGTAGTAGTGATGAAAATGGGGTTGCTTTAGTTAGTGCTGGAAATTATAATGATTTAGGAAGAGTATTATCATGGTATGGAAATTCGGATAGTTGGTATGCGCCAGAATTCTTTAGACTATATAAAGGGACTAGTACAAGCCAAAAACATAATATTTTATTTGGACAATATGCATCAAATTATTATTTAACAACACAAAATATTCATGCTTTTAGTGCTGGAAGTTTTCATACAACCGATAATACTTATGAAGGATCAACACAATATTTACAATATTATTTGAGAGGATCAGGTAATGGAGCAGCAACATGTGAGCTTAGTACAGACTTTTCATATGATGATGCCGATAATACTCCGTCGAGCTCCAATGCTAATGTTATTAAATTTCCAAGTACTAATCAAGATTACCACTCATGGATGTACGAAGCTATGGTTTCAGTAGTGGGTAGAAATACTAATACTAATGCGTATGCTGCAGGTGCGGTAAAATTAGTAGGAGCAATAAGACGCTTGGGTGCTGGTAGCGGACTAGCTCATATTGGTAATTACAAACAAGATATTTTTGCCGATTCTGCATTAAATGGCATAGGGGCAGAAATGGTATTTAGTCCAGGAACAGCAGGAGCGGGAACAATGACTATTCGTTGTACTGGTGTGGCTGATCATAGAACAGCATGGAGTGCAACAGTTAAGATTAATCAATTATCATTACCAGCAGTATTATAGGATAATTAAATGGCAAATTGTGTTTGTATAAAATATAATGGTATTCTACTTGCTCCAACGCCCATATTAAGTTTAACTAGAAGTTATCAAGATGTTGGTGGCAAACATGTTGGATCAACTCTGAGCGTAAAATTAGATGGTAAAGTAGTTGCTGGTACGGTTCCACGAGCAGATCAGGTAGCTAATTTTATATCAAGATATCCTTGTGGTAGCCATTATAATGTGGCCAATGTTGTGGGACTAGCTGGTACAGGAATACATGAATTATTAAAAGAAGAAAGAAGAATGAGGGAAGTTTTTGTTGCTACTACAGGAGAACTATATTCAGACGATAGAAATGAGCAAAATTTAGGAATTTCTCCTACTCAAGCTAAAACCCCAGACACTCAAACCAATAAATTTGAACTTAGTGTTAATGGAGATGTTTTAATAGAAGGATACGGTAGAGTAACAAATTATAATTCTAGTTCTGAAACCTATATTAATACTATAGATTATAGCGTTGAAATAGATATAGAAGAGCATAAAAGTTTATTCAATAATAATGATACCAGATATTTAATTAGTAGTTATACTGATACTATTACTATGGAACCTATCGAAGATAGTAATGCTTTTAATGATAACGATCTTGTTATAAGTAATTATTTTGGAGTTGCTTACGGGGCTCAAAATACAAATTATATTAATAATCACAGTTTTAATACTCGATATAATGTATCGCGTACTATAGAAGCTGTTGGAAAACATTCTAATAATGTGCAGAATTATACTGCTCAAAGTGCTAGAACTTTCGGTGTTGGATTTGGTAGTGCTTTTAGTAATGCACGATATTATGTATTAGATAGATTAAAACATTTGCCAACAGAAAAATTTATGGCAAATAGTTATGTTACTGTTAATAGAAGCAAAGTTATTGAATCTAGTGAAAGTAATGGATCTTTTAGTATAAGAGAAACTTGTTTAGCAATACATAGTACATTTCATCCTCCGTGGATAGATGATTGGACAGCAGAGGTTAGTATGGATGGTACTTTTTTACAAACTGTGCGTATCAATGGTACAGTTAAGGGACTAGAAACCTATGGTATAGATATTAGAAACGAAAATGCTAGCATAATGGACGGATCTCAACCAGGAAGTTGGGGATCCACACAGAACGGAACAAGTCCTGGCGCTCAAAACTTAATTCATAGCTATGCTTATAGCTTACCAGATATAATTACGCCACAAGATCAGAGTACTGACACGCCAGCCCCATCACAATCAATTGCTATAAACGATAATGCTGTTATTCGTAATCCAGCCGGCGGTACTATCCCTACTGTAGTAGCTAATCCAGATCTAGAAAAAAAAATTGGCAAATATCAAAATGCTATACGTGGTATGTATTGGTTAAAAAATAGTCAAGCAATATATGAGACTCCAATTTTTAAAAGAGCACAATTATTTTCATGGAATACTAATAATTTTAATTCTCCTAATATTAATCCTTATAAATGGTTAAATAATACACAATATCTTAATGAAAGAATGAACGGAATACCATCAGCACTTAATGCAAATATTCCACAACTTAATCCTATACCAATTAGCATGACAGAAAGTCATAGAAAAAATGTTGGTGAAATTGATTATAGTTTTGAGTTTAATAATAGGCCACTAAATTTAATACCAGGATCAGTTAGCGAAACATTAAATATTAATGATACTTTTCCATCTCAACAAATAGCGGAAGTATTTGTGTTGGGCCGTAAATTAGGACCAGTTTTACAAAATTTAGGAACAGTTACTAGTAGCACACGAGATATAACTTTTGAAGTTGTATTACCACGACCAAGACTTCTTTCTCAACGATTTATTTTTCCAGCAGCACAGTATACCGCTATTACTGGGGTTGTTGAACAACTTAATCCCAAATATACTTTTGGAACAACATCCGCACCAGCATCTAGTATTAAAAGTTATATTAAAAATGATACTCAAAGTTATGATCCGTTAGAAGGTAGAATACGTATTCAAAAAACATGGGTATGGCAAAGAGCTAAATAATAAGATTTAAATAGGATATTAAATATGAGTGACAACTTAGACTCTGCACCAGTAGAGCGCAGAGAAGGAACAATAACACAAAATATAGCACGAGATACTTCTGTTAGTTTAAGTATAGCTGACGAATCTTTACTTTATACAGATCAGAGAATATACCAATATGGTCAGTTTGGCCCATATAATCAAACATTGTTTTTAGGATGTAGCATTGTTAATTTTAACGTTAATCTTGGATGGGGTGCAGAAGCTAGTTCTTTGAGCGTTAGTTTGGTAGAAGATGATAGTCCTCATTGGCTTAGTCCACCATTTATTGCTAATAATAATACTATTATTGGTCAGAATAACTTAGCTATTAATCAACCGTTAAATGATATTAATAGTAGACAAACATTTGATGCTACTAATGGTGTACCCATACCTGATACAAGAACAGATACTTCAAAACCTATTTATCCTGTAGAAGGATTTAGTGGACCTGATGCTAGAATAGGTCAAGATTTACATAGAAATATCTTATTAAAAGAACAGGAAAAGAACAGAGTTAATACTGAAGAAAATCTTTTATTAAATCTGCCAGCTGTTAATCCTCGTAGACCAGATTTCGGCAAAGTATACTATGAAATCAAAACAGATGGAACATACTCTAAACAATATTGGACAGGAAAAGATCCTGGATTCGTTGGAGAAAGTTATGATATTTTGGGAACAACTGTAAGATTTATTTATCATGATTTTGAATTTGTAGGGGTTGTTACTTCGTGGAAAAACAACGGCAGCTCTGGTGGTAAAAACTTATATACTGTAGAAATTAAAAGTTTATCTACATTATTAAAAAATACTCAATTAATTATTAGTTATTATCCGGGAACTATTTTTTCTGTGGTGTCACCTACTGATGTTCCACAACCTTTTTCAGAAATATCAAACTTTGGATTTCCAAGTAATAATATAGGAAATAGACTTAATACTTTAAATAGTATTGATGCATTAAATTCAAACTTTAGTTCTGGTAATTTTACTGGTACTATTGCGGCAGGAAATACGCCGAATGTATTTAATATTTATGGATATTTAGAAAGTCTTAAAGGCTGGGGTAAACATGATATCGATGAACAAGGAACAATTGTAAGAGATATTTTGGTTGCTATGGATGACCTTATTAACAAATCAGAACCATTAACAACTCCAGGAGATGATGAAGAAAATCCTCCGCCACCCCAAGATCAGACTAAATTAATAGATCCTAGATTTAGTCCATATGGTAGAATTATTAGTAAAGCTCCTGCTATTATAAAAGAAAATGCATTATACAAATCACCACCATTGGATGCAAATGGTAATCCACGTCCGATAACAATACAATTTTTGAAAGATAAATATACTATAGTATCACCACAAAGTGAATCATTTAAAGCATTAAAGGAAGAAGATATTGCACAGACCGAATTGCAAAGCGGTAGTGCTACTATTGCTCGACAAGTGCTTGTTCCTCCTGATTATACAAATAATCTTTCTGGAAATATTAATTTAACACTAAATAAAATGGGTTTGGTTCCAACATTTATAAGTTCTGATGGAGTTATTCGACAACAATTCACTTTAGACTTTTCTTCTTTACCTATAGTTCCTTCTGGTTTTAGAATTTCTGGACCTGTTGTTAGTATACTAGACTTAGTAAATCACGTTTGTGAAGCTACTAATCATGACTATTTTGTAGATTTTATACCTACTGGGAATCCAATAGGACGTAATACTATCAAAATACGCACGATATCAAGACAAAAACAACCTCCTAATAATTATTTAGTAGAATTAATTAAAGATACTGAAAATCAAAATATACTAACCAGTTATGACTATGGTTTAGAATTTAATGACGAAGCAACCCTTCGTTCAATGTATATTGGAGCAAAACAAAAAAGACTATTACAATTAACATCTAACTTTTTATCTCGTAAAAATAATAGCTTATTATTTGATCCAAAAGCTGGTGTGAGACTAACTCATGATACACAAAATATTTTCAATGCTTTAAGAGCCCCTAATCACTTATCTATTAGAAATAGTGGATATACCTATTATTCTTCACTTAATAATATCCCTGGTACTTTAGGCTCTGGTACTGGTTCTATTGTTTATGATGGACCAACAATATATTCTTCTGGTGATACTACTAACTTATGGAATTATGGCGGCGAAAGAGATCAAAATGTTGGCCGTGGTAACTATCATAAAACTATAAGATTTTTTAATAATTCTGAATTGGATGACTATAAAAATACATCTGGTGATGTTTTTAAAGATACTGCAAAGGCTATATTTAGCGTACCAGATACTCAAACACAAGGAGATATTATAGATGTTGGCACCCCGCAACCAGAAGGTGCCGAAGCATTACAAGACAACTATCCTTTATGGGATGATTTTATATGTCCTTATTTTGGATTAGGTATAGATGGCACAGCAAGGCACGTTAGCTTTGATACAAAAATGCAACAACTGCAAGTATTATGTAATGTTGCTGATATACAAAATATATTGGGCTTTGCCCTTACTAAAGCTTTAAAAATATCTTATAATACCGAGCAACAAACAGACCCTGGAGGAACTCCTGTTCCGGATCCTACACCACCAACAACATCATCTGTAACATCATATCCTGATAATGAGTTCAAAGGAATAAGCGATCTTAATGATCCCCAAAATGTTAGTAAACAAATGTGTGCTAATCTTGATGGACCATCAAGCACAATTAATACATTTCATACAAAATGGAATGTTACTAGTAGAGAATATGCTGATGGAGAAGAAAAGTTTCTATTATTAGAAAATGAAATACGTGCTGCTATAGCTGGATTTGATTCCTGGATATACTATACTTTTAATAAAAATTTTACTACAGATCTAGGAGTACTATTAAGATATGCATTAGTTAGTCAAACTGGTTTAATAGTATCAGAACAAGCTAATGATGACTATAGTAAAACCGTGAATAATGGCGAACCTATTGTTAGTATGGTTTTTCATGGTCCTGATCCTCATCTTATAGGAGATAATGTTGCTGAAAGTCCTAATAGTAGCGCCAGCATGATGAACGATAGAGTTAGTGAGATGTTACAAAAAGTTCATGGTTATGTTAAAAATATTGGAGATACATATTATGGAAAACAATTTATGGTTAAGATTCCTGGAATTACTATATCCAGAGATAAACCATTAACATCAGTGAGAGATTTTGATATTATTCATAGTGGAAATACTATACCTATTGAACAATATAATGGTCAAGGTAAGTTATATCCAAATTACAAGCCCGCAACAGATGGGGCTTGGGAAGAAGTTGGTAATGTTATTGATGATACTATTATTATTGGATCAATTACTGGAGATTTTTTCACAACGGACGATGGACGTTTTGGTCCCATATTAGGATATAACGCTAGCTATGAATATCTCAATGATACTATTCCAGATGTAACATTAACAAAGCCAACCAAACCTGATCCAGAAGCTAGTCCTACAACAACACCACCTATTAAATTTGTTAGTTTAAATAATAGTCCCAGTAATTATGAATCAGTAAATCTTAGCGACAATACTAAGTCTCCTGGATTCAAAAATGTTAATGAGATTTCCCAGGCCACTATTGATACAATTCCTATAGGAGAAGACGCAACGCTTCCATCAAAAAATCCACCAACACTTGCTATGATATTAGCGTTATCATCTCAACCCGCTACCGGAACAGATATTACTCCTAGTGGATGGTATCCTTCATTAATAACAAGCATGGGAAATAATGAATATTTATTCTATCCATATAATTTTCCTGGTTATGGTAATATATCTGAATTATGGCAATTTACTTTTTCTGATGCGGTTTTTATGGGGTTGTCTGCATATGGCAGCGGAGTACCAACTAGTACAACAAATTTAGAAGAACATTTACAATATAAATTATATGCTAAGGGATCAATAGAAGATAATTTTGTATTTATTAGACCATACAATGCATCAACAGGTTATAGAGAACCTAGAGCAATAATTAATATTAGCTCTCCTGTAGAGTGTAATCCTGTACATTTAGCTAGTAAATATGTTCATCATTGTTTAATGTTGGATAGTACAATATTTAAGTTGGTTCGTGGTGGTACAGCTCCTAACAGTGTTAAAAGTGTTCGCTCGATACAATGGAGAAAAAATTTATCTGATAATTGTACTGGCACAGTTATTGGTGGATTATTTCCTTATAGTGGTGGATTTGGTTTATCTACAAATGTTATTACTAATGCTACAGATCATTTCTTAGATGCATTAAATGCTGTTGATAAAGATGCCAATAAGGCTGTAACAATGCCTATTGCTCCAAAAGCTGCTATGCCAGGATTTGCTGCTGTGCCAGTAGAAAGTCAAGCTGCGGTTTATGGTCCTTGGCTAAATTATCCATGGTTAGTTAGAAAAGAAATTTTTACAAATTCTGATATAAGAGATAATAACTCTTATCTTAATGACTCTATTCAGAATTTAGTTGGTGGATTAAAGGTTAATATTGTAGAAGAACTTGCTCCTTGGAAATTTGGTGGTATGAAAAATCTAGATATGGAAGCGATTGCTAGAGTAGAAAACGATAGTAATTATCAAATACAACAAGAATATGGTACTATAAATTTTCCTGGTGCTCCAATATATCGCATTGGCGATTTTGTTGATAAAGTATCTAGTTTAAATAGTGGACCAATTATTAATTCTATTAGAACCAATATTGGAGAAGGAGGTATTTCCACAGAATATAGTCTAAGAACTTTCACTAGAAGATTCGGATTATTTAATAAAGAAAATGCTCAAAGAGCTGCTCAGGTTAGTTCGGAAAGACTCGCTAGAAGAAAAGCAATAGCACTACAGGCTGCAGAAGTTTCTAATAGAATAATTTCTAATGCAAAAGGTCAAACATTAAATGATGCACCAAAAAGAAATTTTACTAATCCACCATTACCTGAATCGTGGAGAAGTTCTAGCGAACTATTAGTAGGACATAATGAATTAAATATTAGATTACCTCTTTTATCTCGTAAAAATCCTGAAGATCAAAAAGATGCTGTAAATAATATTGATCAAATCATAAAATATAATTCTAAATGGCCATATAATCCAATATGGGCTAGCGGTCGTCCAGATGGTAGTGGATATAATGTATTAGATTATCCTAAAATATTTAGCAATACTCAATTGATGGATAATAGAGAAGCCACATCAATACTAGAAACATCATATGAGAATACTTCTTTTATGAGTTTGGATGGATTATTATCTCCTATATCTTTTTATCCAACAGAAAATGCTAGAACATATCATATTACTAAATATCCAAGAAAATCATGTAGATATTGTTATGGACAAGGAAAAATAGTATATTCATATGGATTATCAGGATTAAATAATCTATTGGATGCTCAATCTAGCTCAGATTTTATTCCACAATCTGCTACAAATGGTCCTCAAGCATATGTTGAACAATTTATATCTTGTCCATTCTGTGAACCAGAAAGTAGTAAAGCAGCAGTTTTATTAACCACAAGTAAAAGAGGAAAAGCAAATCCACCTTTTATTGTAACTACCGGAGTAGACACTATTAGGGCTAATCCAGAAGAAATAAATGGAACTAGAGTATATAAATCTGTTGGGACTGTAATTAATTATTCTACACTCAATCCTGCTATTTTATCATATGGTGAATTTAGTGCTTTTCAGAACAGACAAAGCGGTGATTATACAAGCAATAGTATAAGAATGTTGGGTATAGGCACAATACCACCAAATAAGGCTTCTGATAGCTTGAATCAGATGTATACTAGTGATAATAGATTATATAAATCAAATTTAGAGTATGATCAATTATATCTAGATAAAGTTAGCGAGCTGCATAATATACCGCTTGAAAAAAGAACAGCTAATATAACTCAACTATTAGCCGCGGTGCCGCCAAGTCCAAAACCATTTCGTAATAATGCTAGATTTTTTGGATTAAGAGGACCTCTTATGGTTCATGGTTGGGGATATGATACAGAAGGATACCCTGTGCCGAATGCTTCTGGCGAATTACAGTATTTTGGTAATAATGCAGTATCAGCAACAGGAGTTGATGATCCAAATAATATTTCGTATGTATATAAAAATCAAAAATTTATGTTACTTGATGGTTCTGGTAGGGATATTAATGGATTCACTGTAGATGATTTAAAAAATGCTGGTTTTACTATTGTTACCAATCCAACTGGACAGGGTCAAGGATATTATACGGCCCCATATAAAGAACCAACATTTGCTCGTGGATGGGCCCAAATTCCATCAACATGGCCAGTTGGTCCAGTAGATCTAAGATGGGACGAAACAGCCAGGGTTTGGACAGCACCAAGTACATATAAAAATGTATATGTATTACTAGAAGAAGATTTAAATAATAAGAATATTGCTAGAGGAGAAATAATAGATAATGGCATAGATATAAATAATACTATCTTAGCTTTAGGATATAGAAAAACCGTTTTTGTTAAAGATAATATGGGCATATACTCTGCTCCTAGATCCTCTATTATTTATTGTTCATATGATCAAGATGGTGGTTTTTATGAACCAATATCTCAGAGTACTTTTATAACATCTGGAACAATATTATCTAGTAATACTGCTAATTTATATAAACTATTTTATAGACAAGTATCATCATTAGGTAATAATACAACAACTAATAATACTCCTAATTTTTATGTTGGTAAATTTATGAATCCTTTAGATTTTAGTATTTCTCCAGGAGACAGGGGTTTGTTTTTATATACCAAAGACGGATGGGTTATACAGTCTGTTAGGGGTGCATGATGTCTCAATGTGATATTTTTTCTAAGCCATTTTCTGCTACTGCTACAGATATTAATAGATGGAATATACAACTAGGTTGGTTACAATCACTAATACCTAGTTTTAATGCTAATACTAGCGGTATATGGCAACCTATTATCTTAAATAGACAAAGATCTGGACCAACAGAATACGGAAAATTATTAAGTTTTCCAAAAAATACTAATGATAGTGAAGTAGCTCCATGTGAATGTACTTTAAATCCGAGTAGAATTTCTAGAAATGTTCAACAAAAACTTGTTGCTTTTAGTGAATATTGGCCTGGTGATCCTGAAGATGGGATTTTTTGTGATTATTGTGAGACTATTAGAGTAGAAACTCCAAAATATAATAATTGTATTGTTAATGTAAATTATATACCAAAAAGAGAAGGGGTACAAGCAGGAATAGTTACATGGCCACCGGAGCCAGAGGCTCAAGGTAATGCAGGAGTTTTTACTCCTACTTGTTGTCAAGGTGGTTGTGATACGAGAGCATTAACAGATGATTTATCTCCTAAAATACCATATTTATATACTAATTATCATACAAAGTTTAGTGACTTTAAATATCATAAACAATTTCCTTCTATTACTAATCCTGGTTTGGGTTATGAAAAATTTGCAACATATAATGGTTCTTTTAATGGTATAGCTCTTAGTAATATGAGTTTGAATATAGATTGGACATTAGAGCCAAGATTGGGAGAGATAGAACCACCAAGTAATCATACAGATACATATCATGAGAATATGTATTCTCATAAAAAATCATATAAAAATTATTTGCTATCTAATAAAACATGTGGTAATTTTATACTAACAGAAGTTAATAGATCTACTAGTATAGCTACTTTACAAGAAGCTAGAATGGTTAAAATTAGTGGTATAAATTTAGGCTCCGGCGTTAGGGATTATTTAAATTCACTAGATACCGTTATACCACCAACTACAAAATTTACTATACCATATGGCATAAGAGATGATACTCATTGGAACATATTCCTAAAAAAACCCTTCGATAAAGAAGGAGGGTTCTGGAAATGGAACATATCTTCCGGAGTTATCGGCTGGTATAGATATTATGATAGAGATAGAACCAATGACACAAGACCCATTCCGGGTATAGATTTATATATTAGTGATGGAGATGTCTTTTTTGCAACAAATGATGGTCCTGAACCAAATGCTGTTCCTGTAGGCGATGGTAATTGTAATCCTAGAGTATGTCCATCTGGTTTAAAACTAAGTAATTATACTCTTATTAGTAGTAGCGGACAAATTACGGTAGTTCCTAGTGGATCACAATTCATCTATATATCATCTAATTTATATGATAAAGTATTTTCCATTATGGAAAAAATTATTGTTAAATATCGTACAGATTTATCTTTACCCAATCTAAAATATAAAGACATTTTATCCACTGCGGCCATATTAGCAACCGGTCCAGAATTTGATGGTATTACAGTTGATACTTTTTCTACCGCTCCTCAATATACTAATTTAGATAAAAAAGAATTTGTAAATTTAATTAATAACAGATCAGATCGTCCGCAACAACCTATTACAGTTGCACAAATTGATGCATATTTATCAACAAATCCAGTAATCGATATTTATGGTAGAGATGCAGATGTTGTGAAAAAATTAACCAATAAGCCTATGGTGTCATATAATGGATTAAATATGATAGGCACTACTGGAGATTTGATAGACACATTGATACATAAATATGGGTCATATTTATTTTTACCTAAAAATTCTATCGGCACTGTAGAAATTAATAATACCATATATACCCATGCTGCAATAGATATAAATTTTGAACCAATTGTTTTAAAATCTGATACATATAATTCTACAACACTTAATAATCCAAGACTAGATTGTAGTTCAACTATTCGAGGAAATACCAAAATTTTTGGATATGATCAAACATTTCAAATAGGCAGTTCTGTTCTGAGAAGTAAGATTATAGATACTAGTCTAGCATATAACACTATCTGCACTGGAAATCCTCCTGTGAGCACCATTTATAGTGCTGTTAATACTATGAGCGTTTATGCTAATAATGAAAGAATATTTAGTCAAGCAATAGGTGAGTCTATTACTAAATTTACAGATCTTTATTCTAGATTCCCATCTGTATCATCAGTATTAAGTCCACCAAATATGACATATAATGGTAATGTAACCGCAGGATTTAATTTTCAAGATTTAAATGAGTACGAAGATGGTTATAATGACGCTGGTGTTTATACATTAGCACCAGATAAACAATTAAGATTAAATAGAGCGTATAATGCTTTAGCGGCACATTCTGCTATAGACCTAGTGGCTTTTCATCAAGATGGAGGATTTTTTTATGATAGTACGATGCTAAATAAGTATCCTGGCACAGGAACAGTGGCTTTTATTAAAAATTATAGGCCAAATAGAATTAAAAGTAGACCCATAATTACTTTTGAAACATATGATATAGCATTAAAAATATATGATATGGAGATATACAAACTAAGAGATCCTAATAATTTATCCTGCAAAACTATGCCAACAGATCAAACATGTAAATGTTGGGGCCTTGATATTGTTGAAAATTATCCATATAAATGTAGTAATTCTACATTAGAACTAAAAACTCCTGAGTTGTATACTCCATTTTTATCCACAGCTTCTAATCCAGGATTAGCATATGGAGGATATCCATTGGAAAAAGTGCAAGAAATATTAGGAGATTTTAGAATTCCAGGTCATCCAGCGCCTGGCGCCAATTTACCATATACAGATAAATCTATTACATTAAATAATGTTTTAGGTTGTAAATATACTGCTAGTATGAATTTATCTACATATGTAAATGCTAACTGGAAAATTAGGTTACCGGACTGGGATACTACAAATGGTGATATTTGGGTTTATTTCACAGATGCTGATGATTTTACACAATCACGAAATGGCACCAGACTTAGCATAAATGGAATATTAGTTAATGCAAATTCTCAGGTAAATTTAGGCAAGATAGGTAGAGATTTGAACATTACTGTTACTAATATATTTTTAGATGCTGTATTACCAACTTTAGTAAGTGAAAATAATGGAGAAACAGCAACATCTACTACAAATTTATATCATCCTAATATTTTTCCATGTTCTTTTGAAAAGTTTTCTTCCAATGATATTTTGCAACAAACACGAACTATTAGTATCACTTTTGGTTTAGTTCCAGCACAAACTAAGGTTGTATTCTCGTTGCCTCCGATACAAAGCTTGGGGGTATTTAGGGTTGCTCAATTTGATCCTAATTCTGGGATTATGCCAGGATCTCATGGATCAGCATTGGAACTGAAAAATAATGGTATGTTTATTTTTAATTATGATGATAGAGTATTTAATAATAATACTGTTAGATATGACACAAACCACAAAACATATAGTGGAGTTATTGATCTAAAACAAGCTTTAAGATACAATAATTTATTAGATTTACTTCTACATAGTAAAAAATCAAGATTATATATTAAAAATAATGGATTTTGGTATGAATATGAAGATCATAGATCTTTTGGTTATTATAATTTAAATACGGAAACACAATATTATGGATGGCCAACAGTATTTTCTCAAAATAATCATACTTTACTAGAATCAAATATTGGCAATATTATTCCAGCTATTCCAAAAGTGCCTTTAGAATATGTATACATGCCATCAAAAATCATGGCAAGTAATAAAAATAAGGTTATCAAGCAGAATTTAACGGATAAATGGTATCCAATGCTTGATCTTTTTTTTATTAGAGATCCGATAGATCATAAAATAGTTTATATAGAAGGATCTAGGGCTTATTTTGGACTACTAGATCGGAATAATATAGAATATAATAGAGCTACTGGAAGAGATTTTTATGTTCTTAATGAAGATATTACATATTCATATAAAGAAGTAGCTCATGAATTATATGAAATAGCAAAAACACGAACAATAATCCCAGTTATTCTTACCAATAAAAATAGTGTTATAAATAATCCTGATGAGGCTTTTGTTCCAGAATTCTATAATACTGTTGATGAAAAATCTATAGTTGTAAATTTAATACTTTTCGCTAGTGGAAATGTTAATTATCCATTAATAGATAATAAATACAATAATATCTTTACTAAGTTAAAACTAAATAAAGATGTAGATATACCATTTGGTAATTTATATGTAACAGATAGTGATGCCGAAGGTGCTTTCAAGTATATTAGTTTAACTGCTTTTGCAACTGTGCCAATAGAAAATTCTACTAATTTAAATAGTTTGATAGATATGAGCAGTTCTAAGGCTAAAGGAACGGGAGTTTTTGGTAGTATTGGTCCTTATGGTAGTAGCAAATGGTCAGACAAATATTATTATTCTAGTTATGATATACTAAATAGTCAAATTATTGAGTATCAAATTAAACAAGCATATAATCCCTATATATATACTAATACTTTATCTCAATTAATAAGTAATAATTTATATAGATCACAATATAGAATATCTTCCGTTCCTTGGTCTGATGGTGGTACTGCAGATCGAAGAGATGGAATGATTCAGTCAGTATTAGATCCAGTTGGATTTTGGAATGTTACTCTTTATAGTGGTAACTTAGATCCCGTATCTCATCAAGAAAAAATAAAATTTTCTGGCGTGCCTTTTACTCATTATATACATCGTCCATTTAGTTTAGGGCGTAATGATATATATGATAAATCAATTTCTAGATATAATCTATTTAAAAATGAAAATGGTCTTATTGATATTAATTTATTAACTACTCCATTATATAAGAATAGCATAAGTCAAAATTTAATAGATAAATTAGACTTAAAAGTTGGTAATGATATTTACGATTTTGGTATTTTAAAAATGAGTGGTGTTCATAGGCCAGCATTTAGTATGCCACCATCTGGGATTACCCACGATGGCATTAATTTAATTTTAGACTTAAATCCTAAATTTAGACTCAAACCTATACCAGTGTCTGTAAATGCATCAGTTATTTATTCAGATACTTTTGTTATTAATGATCCATATGATGTATATGCAGGGGTTAGGGTTTCTAGTAATATAGATCCAGGAGTAAATACTAGTGAATGTACTAATATTATTTTGCCAAATATTGGTGTTCCAGGAGATGTTGGATCATCACAAACATTTAATTGGGCAAGATTTAATAAAGAAACCACATTTGGCGATCCATATATACAATATCCTATATTATGCGATAAGGATACTGGAACAACTTGTTCAAAAGGTACTCTTTCTATAACACCAGTAGGTTCTGTTAAAGCACAATCTAGATTTCATAATTATATTTATCAATATGATACTATTAGCAGTTTAGGGGATGAAATAGAGCTAGGTATTTCTATAGATGCTGGTTTATATACTAGCTTAGGAACTACTAGATCAGTACCATATGTTAGTAGAGCAAATTTTTCAGCATACACTCCTTTATTGCCAACTTTTAATTTATTAAACAGTCCTTCTTGCATAGGTGGAGCTTCTTATGTGCCTTTAGAACATAATCTTAGATCATGGGATGGTCTTTTTCAAACAGAAATAGCTAATAATTTAGTAGATAATCTTAATATAGATATATGGGCTAATGAAATTTTATTTAGAACATTGTATGGATCTAGAGAGAAAATAGGCTTTAATAATATATCAAAATCTTATTCAGATAATATTATTGGTAGAGAAAGTATATTAGATAATCTTGTTAATAAAACATCTAGTAGCTTAGTATCATTATATGACAGCATACCTATGGACTATGACACCGCTGCTGCTCCAAATAATTTAAAAATAGCTGGCACAGTAAATATAATTGGTAAGGGAGCCGTAGGAGATAATATTCAGTTTTATTTTAATGACACCTTATATAATATTCGTATCACAGAAAATAGTAATGGAGATATTATTGCTGAGTGTCCTGAGATAAATGCTAAAGGATTATTATGGCAAAATTTTGTTACTTCGACATCTTACTCAATCAGAGAAATAGATAGTGGAGCTAGTACTGTTATAGGAAATAATGTTACCGAAAATATTATAGGAAGATGTAGAACTGCTGGATCAACTAGTGTTAGTGCGTCTTGTGTATGTGGTGGTAATGGCGAAGGATATAAACAAAAACTATATTTAGGATGTTTTCCTTATGATACTTGTTATCCAAATGCTGTAGATATTACTAATGATTTTTATCCAGAAGGGGTCGGTGGGTCTTGGCCATCCTTTAGCGTGCCATCATGTTCAGCATTTCCTATAAAAGATAAAAATTCTAATAATAGCGCTGGACCTATTGATGCTGGATGGACAAGATATGGTATATCTTTTGGTTTTAATGCTCCTGTTGGTGGAGAAAGTATTGGATTAGAATGTGGATCTTGGAGCGCTAGTTTAGGACAAGGAACATCTTGTTGTCCAGATAGCGAAGTACCCGAGGCCAATCGCTCACCGGGAGCAGGGTTGTTTAATAATGGTAGATCAATTATTAGCTATAATATTAATAATTGTCATTATAGTTTTACTCTAAAGGGAGTAGTAGAAAATAGTATACATAGAGCCGCAACTTTAAATTTTGTTAATCCGACTCCTAATCAATGTGTTCAGGGTCCTCCGATATTCGCTTCAGAAGGTAAAGTCGATGGTAGTTTGTGTGACTGTAATAATCCAGATGTCTGCTATGGTGGTGGTAGTGATAGGTTTGTAAACTGTGAGGCTTATATGCAATACTGTGTGCCAGCAGTAGATGAAGGATTCAGTGACGCATGCAATTTTGCAAATTTTGGTCAATGTTGTAAAGATTTTTGTTCAGGTAGTTCTTTTCCTAGAAGACCAGGTTTTTGTTTCGAATATGAAGAATCACAAGGTCCAGAACAATATGAGATATCTTCAACTTCATCCCCAGGAATACAATATGAGGTTGTAGAAACTATTACAACTAGCGCATCAACAACAGTATATACAGCTAATTGTGATAAATTTATTGCTAGTATAATATATGATAATAATCAATTAAAAATTAGTTTAGGAACTAAACATGTTGTAAACAATATTGTAATTTATAATGGTGGAAATTGTACTCCTTTGGGTATTTCACAGTGTCCGAGTTTAAGAATAGTATTTCCTGATGGAACATATAGTGCAGATCATTCTCAAGATAATAGTTGTACAAGATGTAAGAATCAAAATAATATTATTGAGATTACAGAATCTCCAACTTTTGATTTAATTACAGAAACTAGATATTGTATATTAGGAATATTTAGTTATGTTACTCCTATGGAGGCTAATAGAACTGCGGGATTCCCATGTCCTGGAACACCAAGCCAAGTAGAAAGTCTAAATTATAGGATAAGAGAATGTAATAAACCTCTCGAAAGTTATTTAATCGGCGGAACAGCATATTCTGCATGGCATTATTATTTACCTAGTCCAGCATTGGCCTTAGAAACATTACAGAAACCAGAAAAATCAGCGTGTTCTTTCCAACCATATTTATCTGATGCTGTTATGGTCGGAGTTAGTAATGTAATGAGCAATCAAGCTTCCGCATCTGCTACTATAGACGCTTGGAAAAGTAGCATGAACGAGGCTTTTTTAACAAAAAGTTTTTGTTTTAATGGTGGAGTAGATGCTGATGATATTATAGAAGGGCCAATTCCAGGATCATGTTCTTTAAATTTTGGTGGTGGAAGTTGGCCGGTTTGGGCAGTAAGAACAAAAAGATCATTAACTGCTGGCATAGATTGGGAATATGATTCCGAAGTTTCTCAAACTTCAGCGAGCGCTTTGGTGGCCTATGTGTCATACTCATATAAGCGTCCAGTGAGTATAGGTGAACAATTTATTGATAAAGAAATTCGTGGAGAATGCGCAAGCTTTTTCGGACCAGCTCCTAAAAATGGAGTATGTGCTTCGACATCATATAATATGAAAGAAGTATTTAAGAGCAGAGAAACTATTGATAGTAATTGCGTTAGTAATCCAACATGTTATGATAGTACTAAAGGGTGTGCCCCAGATAATTATTGTTGTGGTGGAAATCTTATAAATGGAGGATAGTATGAATTTTTTTTGTGAGTTCGTTGATACAAATACGACATTTAAGGGCAAAAAAATATATGAGTGTAAATATTGTAATATTAAATTAACTCTAGAAAATCCAGATACTAGAGTTTTATGCTTTAAAAAGCAAAGAGAATTAGAAACATTGTTAAATCCTCATATTGATCCTCCTATTGATAATATTAAAAGTGTTGATGATATAGTGTCGATAGCTCAACAACAACTATATGAAAAGGGACCAATAACAGAGGATACTTTTAATCCATCAGCAGAATCAAAAGCTCAATCAGATAATTTATGTTCTAAAGAACAAATAGACCATAGAATGTCAATTTGTCAAACATGCGAATATTTCAAAGAAAATTCATGTTTATTATGTGGATGTAATATTGTTAGAGAAAAGAACTATAACAATAAATTAGCACAGAAAAATCAGCATTGTCCAATATTCAAATGGAAAGAGATAAAGGATTAGTCTTTATCTTTACCAGTCCATTTATGCCAACCTTTATTTTGTAGCCAATTTCCTTCGTCATCTTTACGCTTAGGAAATAATGTTCCACCCTTTTTGTGTTGGCCGAAAGCTAGTACCGCGCCGCAATCATTGCATCTTAATTCATAGTAATCATTACTATCAACTGTTCTAACAACAAAGCGTAAATTATTTTTGCCACATAACCCACACTTTTCTTCTGCAAAAATTTCTTGAATAATAGCTAGTTCTTTAAAGATTTCTTTTTGTCCAGACCCTTCTAGTTCAAATTCTAGCTTATCTCCTACGCGGTACTTAACTTTCATAGTTCACCTACTTCCAATTTTGATCATATATTTTAATATTATCAGGAATACTATCAACACTTTGTTGTAGTTTTGATAACTCTCTAATAATAGAAACAGCATTATCATGAGTCAAGTTTTTAATATTATCATGGGGCAGATTCATGGATTCTATCAATTTAACCACATTAACATTAAGTCTTTTAGCAATAACATCCATAAAGCTAACCTGATTAGATGTTATTTTACCAACACTATCCCCCATAACATCATCTTCCACATTTGTGGCTAATTCTTCTGCTGCTACAACTTTACGTAGTCTTAAAGCTCTTCGTAGTGCTCGTCCTTCCGCTCTTGTTTCCGCAACAGCAACGGGATGATTACGATAGATCTTGTCACAGTTACCCCAATAAACGTCCGCAGAGCCATCCACAGTCAAGGTATTAATACCGTTTGGGTCGTCAGACTCTGGATTTAAACGATACGTTAACGAATGAACAACAGTTGCTCTTTTTTCGTTGTCTGGACTAGGAGATTGAGTTACCTGAGATGTTGACGCTATTAACCTACATTTTAATGCTATTTCAAATATTCTTCGTAATCCATCAGTAGTAGGATTACCACTAATCTTTTCATCGTCTGATAATAATCCTAGAACATAATCGTTCCATTCCAGATCATTAGGTGTAACAGTTACTTCTTTATCTTGCACAGGTTCCACACTTTTCTTAACCATTTTATTCTCCTATTAGAATAGTTCTATTATCTATATCTGGAAATTTAATCTTAATTTTTTCTAGAATATCTCTTAGTTCTTGATATAACAACAATGCTCTAGATTTAGAAAAATCTTTGCTTTGCTTAACCCTGATTAATACTAATCCTTTCCCCAAAATTAGTCCTGTTTTTTTATTATCGTATTTGATATTCTTTTTCAAAGCATCGTCGCCCCATACAGGAGCAAAATGAGATGGTCCGTCTACCTCTATCGCTACATTCATAGTAGGCAAAAAGATATCAATCTGCAACTTGGTGTTCAATAGTATTTGTTCTTTGTGAAACTCTACTTTGTAGCCATCGGCTATTAAATTATTAAGTAGGTATTTCTCTAATTTTGATCCTGTTTTACTAGTTTTTCTAACAGCTTCATTTGCTGATTTTAGTATCTGCTCTTTAGTGTCTTCAGATAAGTTATTCCAATTATCTCTAGCAACTTGTTGTCTTTGTTGTTTTATATCATCAGAAAGTTCTTCCCAACTAATCATTACTGATTGTCCAATTTTTTCTTTGGTTTCTTCGTCTCTGGTTTGTCCTTTTGTGGGGTGTTTGTGTCTACCAGATTTTAGTGCTGTTTTTTGTGCAATGCTTTTATCTCGTAAAACTATCCCATATTTTTTTGCATCTCGGCGTATTCTATTAGCATATGTTGATAGCTTATCGGCTATGACTGCTAAGCTTTCTTTTTTATCACTATAAAGCTTTTTAATTATAGACTTTTTTTCTTGATCTGTCATTTTGTCATAAGCTTTGTATAACATTCTGACACTCCTGTAAATTAAAACCATCTTGCATATTTAGGATTGGTTGATCAAAACAAATACTATATAAATCATATGTTTTTTTGTTAAGAGTAACTATTTTCGTTTGTGAATTTAGTAAATTGTTCCATGTTGTAGATGGGAGAAATTTGTTTTGCCAGACAATAGAATCGGCGATAAAAACTTTATGAGATGGTCCAGGAAAAGAGTTTATAATAGATAAAGAGTCTACGTCAAAACAAAATAGTATCCCATAAAAATAACGAGCATTTACAGACGGCAATAAGCAAAATTTACGATTATTATCTGTTTGTTCGTAAATAGTATTAAACAATATAGTATTAGTAGAGGACGTTGTTAATCCGTTAAGAACATCCACAATCAAGCGATGATGAGGCATGACTGTGATATGGGGGCAATAAAATCCTATTTGATGTTTCATACTAGACGCTCTGTTATATTTTGAATAAAAGTTGTGATTTGTGTAGTATCTTTATTAAGTATTTGGGGCTCATTATTTATCCAATTGTCTTCAACAGTATATGCTGGTATACTACATGCAATAATTTCAGCTTCGTAGGATCCAGACAAGTCTAAAACACTACCAAACGAATTTAAAGCATTATTCATATCAAAATCAAACATTAATCCGATATTTTGGTCATATTCTACTTCTGGATTATTCACCATAACAATAGGCTTATTCGTGTTCGGGTATAAATATGGCTTGACATAATCAATACAACTAATATCTCTATCTAAAATAACTAGAATCTTATTATTTCTAGTACTATGATTTGTATTAAAAATAATGTCGTTATATAGTCTATGATATGGTATCAGCTTATTTTGATCAACTCCACCCTCTACCAATGGAGTATAAAGATCAATTGGTAATATAAGACTCACATTTAATAATTCATTTTTATGCAAATCAAGGATTAAATTTTTATATTTGTCAAATAATGAAGGACAGTTATCTACTGTTAGAATAATTTTTTTATCATATAATGACTTATCATTAATAAATTGATGAATTTCTTGAGTATATTCTTCTATTTGTAATATTATTGTAGAAGGTCTAGACGATAAACATGTGTCGTAGATATTGTTGTGTAAATTTTCTAGTCTTACATTTGGAAAAGCATACAAGCATCCTCTTGTAATAATACTATGAGTTTTTGAATAAGAGTTTTTATGTATTAAAATATTAGTCATTATAGACCTTGCTGGATTTTAGTATGTTATTAGATACATACGAATATTGTCTAGGCTTAAGTGGGAAATGATCAAATTTTATACCATTATCGATAAGATAGTTAACTATCTCGAATAAAAATAATGGATCAGTAAATTTTAGATTGTTTATATGTTTTAGTAATCTGATAGTCTCGTTATTAAAATAACACATTCCATTCCAATAGTTGGTTGATGTTCCATAAGATATATGTTCAACTTTACCTTCCACAACATTGCATGTCATATCTTGATTGTTACCATCTTTAGATACTGTAAAAATATAATTGTTATTTGGATCAAGATTAATATTCTGAGTAATTAGATAGCTAACATCAGAAATGATAAAAAGACCATCAAATTTAGTTCTATCGTACTTGAGTAGTGTATCTTTAATAATCTTACCATGATTAGTATTCTTATAATCTAAAACTATATTATAGCTTAGATTTTTTATATCTTTTAATAGTTTCAGTGTTTTTTCTGCCTCGAAGCCAACGACAATATGATGCTTAGTATCCTGATCATTAAATAATTTACATACATAATCTATATTATGCTCTATAAGAGATTTTTTGTGTTTTTGTATGGGTACTATAACTGATGATTTTGGACCAATATATTTCATATTTTTAGTTGGTTGATAACAAAAATATATACTATATATAGACATACATTATTCCTTACATTAATTTTTAACTACATGTAGTTTTAACTTATAGTTATGAGAATATTTCTTTTGTACTTTATATTGTGGAAAATTTCCAATATGTTCTAATATATCAAATTCATAACTTACCGATACTGTATTTTGTATTAATGATGAGACAGTTTTTGATGATAAAGAACCTGATGATATATCTTTACCAATAGCTATCAAATCTAATAGTTCAATTACAAGAATACCATTATATTTCATTTTATTAAGAACATTTGAAATTAATGGCAGTCTTTCGTTATATGAAACATTGTCTAATTTAGTAAATAAAATCTCATCTATAGATCCATTAACAATACTATCTATCTGAGATATGCTAATATTTTGATATCCATCTATAACATCTTGATCAGATAAGCATATATTAATTTTCATAGTACAAAGGCTTTCTTCGAATAAGTTTGAATAATTGATAGAATATTTTCTTTAAAATTATCATGAGATACATAAATACTAGACGGAATACTATTGTCCACACGTATCATATCTTGTTGTAATAGTTGTACTAATTCTTGCATAGAATTTGCTATATATAAATTAGGTATGTTTTTGTATTGACTTAAGGACTCATTTACATCCATAATAATTGCAATACAACCACAAGCAACAGACCATAGAGCATTTATAATTGATCCTGGGTCTAACTCCACAGTTATTTTAAACTTATTCAAGGTAGTATTTACATCTTTTATGCACGAAGGTATTTTTTGTAAATTAGTAGAGTCCACTCCGGCGATATTTTTTAGATAATCATTATCCATGTGTTTATTATAACACATCATACCTATATCTGTTCTATCTTTCGGGTTGTTGTCAATTTGTAGTTCTTCAGGAATACTGTATTTAATTTTATCTGATGTTATCTTTGGACAAGAAAAACTACTCATTTGATCAGAAAAGTAGTATATGGCGTCGTTGGGCTTGATAGTATTACTGCATATTAAAAATATATCTTCCCTTTTTAAACCTAACATCTTTATGTCATGACATAACATTACATTATTGAGATGCATTGGTGTTGTTATATTATTCTTAATGCTTAATAATGGATTATTAGTAATATATACTGAATAAGATTTATGATATAAAGATTCTTCGTTATATCTAATCAAAGACGAGTTTTTATCAAAAAAAGTTTTTGCGTTTTCATCAAAAGAATAAAGACACAAATCTAAATCGGTCATAGCAACATCAAATAAACTATAGTGCGGCTGATATAGAATATTGGTGTTATCACTAACTGATTCTAAAATATTACTTATGCAGAAGCCTGGATACATAATTTTTTACCTATATTGGAATAACTAAATTGATCTTTTTGAGACATTCCCATTTCGGATTTGGTTTTCCAAGCAGTATTGTCTTTTTTGTACATTGTATACGCCGCCTGCAACTGTTTAATTAAGTCATAAATATCTATTTTATACCAATACTGTCTAGCATTATAGTAGTCAGTATTACCTGATATGGGGTGATTTTTTAGTATAACTGGTGTTTTATGACTATTAACTAAAAATCCATTTTTATTATCTATATAGTCTTTCATACCACTATTTTTATTAATTATTGGATTTTTCCCAAGACACAATGCTTCTGCTGCTGGACGACAAAATGCTTCTCCATATGAAGGCATAACAAAACAATCACAACTAGAATGTAATCTTAGAATATCTTCATACGATACCCTTTGGGTCATCCATACTTCGCTTCTAAAGGGTTTAGACAATTGTAAAGACTGTTTTATCTGATTAGAAAATTCTGTTAATTCTCTAATGTCCCCATTTGTTTTGATAATTAGAGACACAGGATCGGTAATATTAAAAGCTAGATTAAAAGCTATAATAAGATCTTCTAGATTTTTTCTAAAATTATTTTCACATATAGTATAAAACTTAAACGTGTGAGCTATTGTAGGATTTAGTGATGATGCTGGATATGGCTTTATATTATCAGTATCTAATGCTTCGCTAATAACCCTAATAGGTTTTTGTAAACCACTAGACACTAGAGAATCTTTTTCTATGGAAGATGGAACCCAAATTTCGTCCATTCTTTTCATATTTTCGATAGTTTTGGTTTGACTAAAGTCATTAATTTCTAACGTAAATAATCCAATATTTTTTCCAAATCTTGCATCATAATGAAAATATTCTGGTAGTGTTTTTTGAATTACATAATCATAATGATCATAGATTTGATTTTCATATCTGATAATTTGATCATCATTAAAATGAGCATCATTATAACCAGGAGCTAAGTATACTGGTCTAGTAGTAATATTAAGGCTGGGTATTGTTGCGAGAGATCTTATATAGTCTCTTGTGGCTAGTCCCCAACCATCTAGTTGTCTATATGGTCCAATAAAAAGAATATTTTTCATCGATTGTTTCCTAAACTAGCTTTAAGATGAGCATACTTAATATAGTCATCTGTATTTAGTTTGTCTTGATTAATCATTGCTTGTTGAGCAAAGTTGTGGTTTGATATAATTGTCTGAAAGGTATCGAGCACATTTTGTCTAGTAAATGGACTGATCTGCATTCCATTTTGCGTATAGCCATACTCTAAATCTCTTATCATCTGTAGGGGTATAATACTATTAACTATTGAATGATTTGGTAAAAATTGTCTAAGTATAGTATATACAAAGTTATAGTGATTAATATCTTTTGTCTGTTCTAAAACAGTAGGCGGTATTGGAGACAAAGGACTAAGAGGCTTATCCCATTGGCCCTGTAATCCAGTTAATTTAGCGCTATCAAAATATTTTTCCCATTTTTTAGCTATGTCGTCCCAATTATAATAGATCTCTGTTAATTTTCTAGTTTCTTGTCTTTTTTGTTTTTTAAGTAGTTGGGGTTGTTGTTCTAGGTTTTCTATAATTTCAATTAGATGATCATTATCCGGATAAACCCTAATAGCCTGAGTTTCTAGTTCCTTAAAAGATCTTTTGACTCTAATAGGAAAACCTTTTAATTTGTGTACCACATCGTTCATAGCGCTATAATCCACAGCAGCCACGGGAATTCCACAAGCCCCAGCTTCTACTTGAGGCATGCCGAACCCTTCACAAATAGCGTATTGAACGTATAAATCAAACATATTGATTATATGTCCTAATTGTTCAGAACGTATTCCGTTATTTACGCTTGGTAATTGCATAGATTTATTACCGCATCTTGGACATCCTGCAACAACATGACTAAATAACATAGAACTAATATTACCACAATGTTTACATGCATAAGTAAAAAATACTTTATTAGATATATCGTATTCTTTTAATAGTTGTGGTATATCCCATCCAGCATCAGGATAACTAGTATGAATATATAAATATGTTTTTTCGTATAGATTAGGATTTTTAAATTTGAGTAAACGAATGGTGTCAAATAAATCTGGAATTAATTTTCTTTTCTGATTTCTAACAACAGAGCCAACCACAAACGCATCTTCTGGAACACCGAATGTTTTCCTAATTTCTTTTTGTTCGTCTATCATTGGTCTAAATGTTAATAAATCAACACCAGGAGATGTTGTGTCTATATAATTAGCATGACCATTACTTTGTTTTATGATTACATCTCTACCAAAGTCGGAGTAAGTAAAGATGGCATCTGCGGAAATATATGTATCTATCCATGTTTCTTGTTGAGGTTCAGAATCTATAGTAGGCATAACTACCCAGTGATAGTATGGTCTAAATGGAGAATATTGCTGATATGAATTCATCCAATAGTCTCTGATATCGAATACAATATCAGGTTTAAAATCGAGTAATACTCTATCAAACCTCCACTTGCCAAACTGATTTTCGCTATTAGAATTATATTCTCTACTTCTAGGATCATTATCTGCTGGAGCATTAGCATATAGCATCCAAGGAATATCACTATCTCTTGGATCATTTACTTTAGCATACGAAGCAAATTCTGCAACCTCATATTTATTAGTCGCATATAGTCTTTTCAAGAGTTCACGAGCATATCCAGAGAAGCCGGAACTTAAATAGCTTGCCTCGGAACACATTAAAAGTCTAAGTTTTTTCATAAAATTCTACTTTCGTCCCAAAAGACACAAGCCCATATGGGCTTGTGCTTTTAGGATCGACTAGCATCAGAATGCTACTGTTTCTTCCTGATTAGATTCCTTACCCTTTTTGGATAAACGAGTAATCTTAGAAAAGTTATTAACTCTTACTTTAAGAGTACTATGCTTAACTCCATCCTTCTCCCAGTTATCGTTCCTTAGAGAACCTTCAACCATTACTGGATCACCCTTCTTGAAAGATTCTCCGATAACTTCTGCTCCACTATCCCAAGCTTCGCAATTAACAAAAGTTGTAATCTTATCGCGATCACCATTTGACTTAGTATATTCCCTAGAAACAGCTACTGTAAAATTAACAACAGCAGTTTCTTTACCACCCGTTGTAATATATCTAAGTTCTGGATCTCGTGCTAGATTACCCTTTAGTAAAGTGATATTCATAATTTATGTTACTCCTCGAAAAAAATAAAACTCAATACAACCTATTATAACAGGGCCACGCGGCCATGTCAAGACGATGGTAGAAAAACCTTTTCAACAATTAATCCATCTTTCGTATTAGATTTTTTACCTTTAATAATAATAACATTACCTTCAAATAGTACGTGTCTAAACTGTTTATACTGTTCAGAAAAACACACTATTGAATCTGCACAACCAGTACCATCAACAACAGATAAAAAGGCCATATCTTGACCCTTACTTTTGCCGCTTTTGGTTTTTACAACATGTATTCTATCTATTTCTCCTGCTAGTAGAATATTAGATAAGTTAATATTATTTTTAATATCTCTACATGTTGCATTGGTCATTGTTATATCATACATATCAATTTTAGAACATGTTATAGGACATCCTAATAGTTCATTTTCTGTATCTGATATCCACTCAGCAGAATCTTCTAAACTAAATGGTGGATGTAATACAGTATACATTAATTCTTGTACAATAGCTAGCCTATTTTTAGATAGTTTATTTTGTGCAAGATATTGGAGGCTACTATAAAGATTATTATTTATGTTCGACTTGATAATCTCTAGTTCTCTCGCTGTTAGTTGAGATAATATTGATAGGTCGAACAACATACCATTACGACTTTTTCCAAAAATATCTAATGCTCCCGACCCTATTAATGCTTTGGCCGCTACACTATTAATTTTTAATAGAACGTCTATCAAGAATAGATACCAGTAATTAGAATCGTATTTAACATTAGCGGCCTCAATAATTTTAATCATCTTATCAAATACTGATTTACCAACACCCTTAATATCTGTTAGTCCAAAATAAATATTTTCATTATATAAACAGAAGAATTCATTTAGTAATCTTATATCTGGTGTTCTTATAGAAATATCCATTTCATTACCATTTTGAACCAATTCTTTAATTTCTTGCTGAGGATCTATTTTGTCTTTAGCAAATCTTAGATATGAAGCAAAGAATATTTTTGGAAAATGAGCTTTAGTGTAGGCCGATAAATATGCATTAATAGCATAACTAACAGCATGACTTTTATTAAAAGAATATCTTTGGCTTTTCTCGATCCATCCGAAAATTTCTTCTGCCTGATCCTGATTAACTATTTGTTGATTTTTCGATCCTTCAAGGAATTTTAATTTTACTTTTGCCATTTCTTCTGGTTTCTTTTTACCAATAGCTTTTCTTAACATATCGGCCTCTTGAAGATTAAAACCAGCAACAGTTTGTGCTATTTCCATAGCTTGTTCTTGATAAATCATTTCTCCATAAGTGGTCTTTAGTGCTTTTTCAAGAGACGGATGAAAATAATCTAAACTTTCTTGTCCATTCTTTTTATCTATATAATGGTTGCTAACACTTTTACCTTCTCTAAAAGCTTCAAGAGATCCTGGTCTCATGATGCTAATTAAAGCAGAAAGTTGTTCTATATTTTCTGGTTTAAGTTTTTTGGCCATAGTTCGTCCAAGTCTTGATTCTAACTGAAAACATCCTTTGGTATTTCCGGACGAAATCAAGTCCCAAGTTCTAGAACACTCCAGGTTAATATTATCTATAGAAGCATTAAAATCTATAGATAATGATTCTTCATTTATGACTGGAAATTTACAGCCACAAGGATAAGTAAAATATTTCATACTGTTGATGTTGCAAATGAATCTTTAAATAGGATTTTATGAGATAATCTACGATGTAGTTTCATAAATCTAATCAAAATCTCAGCAGTATCTTTAACGTCCTTAATAGCATCGTGAGCGCCTTCTTTGGGTATGCCAAAATAATCTCTAACATTATCTAGTGTATAACTAGTTAGGTCTTGGTTGTTTTCAAACCATAAAAACATTACATTCATAATATCAACAACATCTCTCATAAAAAATAGATTACTTCTACTTTCTTTATTAAGATTATTATACTTCTTACTTAGTCTTTCGATAATCTGTAGATCAAATCTGTGAATATTGTAGCCTGCGGCAATTGGAGCCGTAAATTGGCTCTTTTTACCTCCTCTACAATGATATTTCATAAGATAATCTACAAATAAAGACCAAGAGCTTTTTTGAGAAGGATACTGATTCCATTCTGCTAGTACATTCTCTTTTGTTGATCCTTTAACTTTAGCATGAAAATCTAGGATATCTCCCTCATAAATATAATTAGGATTATCTTCTAGAACCTCTGGCTTAAAATTAATATTGAATTCTGATCCAGGAATAATTGACAACTGTAATGGATCAACCATAACGGCCGCGATTTGAACAGGACTACAAATAAATGGATCCGAGCCATCTGTTTCAAAATCAAAAACACAAATTTTGTTATAATTAATCATTTACTTCCACTTGTGCAACTGGTACAATAAATCTTTTATCTTCTGGATTATCTTTTTTAGCAGCGTTAAGTGCTGTGCAGCAACTTACTCTAATTGTTTCTATCTTAGTATAGTTTTGACCCTCATATACAAATGAAGATCCTACGGCTAATTCATGAAATTGTACACTCTTGGACATTTTTTCCTCCAGTTTTAAGTAAATCTTTAATTGTCATAATCTTATCTAACATTGCTATACCCAATATATCGAATTTAATTATACCGATACTTTCTAAATCTTGCATTTCCATTCCCGCAATAAGTTGTTCGTTTTTTGAATCGTATACCATCGGGCAAATAGTTTCAAGCTGTTTTTCTGCTATAACAACTCCTGCCGCGTGTTTGCTTTGATTCGACTTTGTTCCTTCTAATCTAATAGCCTGCTCAAACCTTTTGGCAAGTGGCCCTTTTAATTCTTGTGTGTCTTTATCCAGATAACACCAGTCTTTGAGATTGTCCGCATTATTTTCTAATGCCCACTGTATAATAGATGCTTCGCCGTATTCTTCTTTCATTTCTTGAAGTTCATCTGCTATTTTGGCTTCATCAGGAATATACTTGGTTATTTTATTCATTTCATCAAACGATATATTACCATATACTCTTAAAACATCTTTTAGGGCTCCTCTACCTTTCATTGTATTAAAAGTTATCATTTGAGATACTTTATCGAAACCATACTTTTGTTTAATGTATGTAATAATATTTTCTCTTTTGTTGATTGGTACGTCAACATCTATATCTGGCATTGATACTCTATCTTTTGTATTTCTTCCAGCATTATAAAATCTATCAAAAATTAGATTATATTTAATTGGATCAATACTTGTTATACCAATAAGATACGAAACTAAACATCCCGCAGCGCTTCCTCTTCCGGGTCCGGGTAACCAATTATTGGCTTTTACATAATTAACTATATCTTGAACAATAAGAAAATAACTAGATAAACCAGCTCCTTGTAAAACATCTAATTCATATTTAATTCTGTCAACATATTCACTTTGATTTTCTTTTGCAATACTGTTTGCTATTTTTTCTTTCCACCCATCTCTACATAATTGTCTTAAATATTCAGCATCATCATAATTGGATGGACACTTAAACATTGGTAGCATTGGTTTGTGTGTAATATCATATTCTTCACATAATGAATCTACATATTGAGTATTTTCTATTTCTTCCTCTGTATGTAAATTATTAATCTCTTCTTGTGATAAAATATGAAAATTATCAGAAGTAAAAAAACAACTCATACCAACTTCTTGGTCAGAATCCATTTTAGACTGTATATTCTGAAAAGTTGTTTTCAAATTATTGCATAATAGCACTCTTTGATCAACAGCATCTTCTTTTCTGCAATAATGAGCATCTGGAGTACATATTACTTTTGTGTTTGATGCTAATCCTAACTCTCTAATTTTTTCTGTAAGAGTTTCTTGTATAGGATTATTAATTTTATCCATTAATTGGGCTTCTAAAAATAAATTATCCCCAAATATCTCTTTAAGTTCTGATATGCAATTGAGACCAATTTTTTTCCAGTCATCTATGATAGTATCATTTAGTACTATTCTATCAGCTAACACCGATCCAAGATGACCACAAATGCCTATAAGGTCAGGCCCACAAACGTTTTTGAGTCCGTTTAGATCGATCCTAGGCTTCCTATAAAAACTTTCCGGGCTGTTGGATACAGAAATTAAACGGATAAGATTTTGCCAACCTCGTAGATTCTTAGCCAATACAAGAAAATGAGATAGTTTGCTATTTTCTTTAACTTTATTTTTAGGATCATCTTTGCATACATATATTTCACAACCAAGAATAGGCTTAATATTCTTTTTCTTCATAGATGTAAAAAACTGAACAGATCCAGCAATATTACCATGATCCGTCAAGGCACAAGACTTTGCTCCTATCTCGTGACATCTATCAGCAATTTGCTCAGGTTTGCTTAGTCCGTCTAATAAAGAAAAATGAGAATGTACATGGAGAGGAATATAAGTTTTCATTCAACGCTTCCTGGGGCTTTGTATTTACCAACAGTATAACCGGGAACCGTGTATTCGTCAACTACCTCTTTCATTCCTTTAAGTTCCAAATCGTGCTTAACTTGTTCACATTTAGTCATTACTTTATTTGTTGGAGTTAATTGATTATCCCTATATTCTATAATAGGTAATATATTACTATTTTCAAATGTTGTTTTTCCAAAATGACACAGTTTACTACACATCCAACTTTTGTTTAGTCTTGGTTTTTTAGTTTGCTTAATATATTCAAATTTATCTCTAATCATACTTTCTGTTGCGTTCATATCTGACTTATTAAAGCAAACAGAAAATGGCCCCCCATCATTAATAAAATATATTGTTACAATAATATTTTCTATCTCTGGATATAAATGTCTTAAAGCATAGTGATAGATTCTGAGTTGAGGATCTATTTCTAGTTTTTCTTGAGTTTTTTCTGCTCCTGTTGCCCAATCTAATCTTCTGCCAGTTTTCCAGTCTATAAGTTCATATGTATTATCGTCTATTTTTGTTATTAGGTCGATGGTGCCTTTAATTGCTAAATTACCTTGTAATATACCATCAGATGTTTCGTATTTATATGCTGACCATGGTTTTTTGATTTCGATATCAAATCTTTGTTCCGGACAAACTATGGTGCGGTTTCTTGGATCAAATAATCCATTATGGTAATTTAAAGCTTTATATACCCAATTATAACAATCTTTGTAGTCTTTATTCTCCCATACATGATGATTAAACTCTCCTATATAATACTTATAAACTTTTTCTATGATAATATCTAAATTATATTTTGTAGTATTAATTTCTCCAATAATATCGTCTGTTATAGACTTTTGGTTATTCTGAATACCCTGCTTAATTACTGCTAATATTTCTAATACTTTATGAACTATCGTGCCTTTATCTGCCTTTTTGTTTGATGGTCCACGCCAACCCAAAACATACTCAAAAAAGTATTGTTGTTCACACATATTATGGGTATTATAACTAGAACTTCTGAAGTATGTAATTATCATTTAGGTTGCTCTATTGGTAGAATATTAAAATGAACCATGAGTTTTTTTAATGTTTCGAATTGTTCTCTTACTGTCATATGTTCGTTACTTATAACAGAACTAAAATTAGTCCAATCGTAGTGAGTAGCATCCAATATTGATTCGCTAATATGATCAGATTTATGAGGATTTCTATTAAGTCTAAATACTAATCCATTATTTTGTTTGATCGCTTCTATTTCATTGGGAAATCTACAGTCTGAAACTATTACAATTTCATGATTGCTTCTTTTAATTTTATTGATGAGTGCATTTACCCAAACATTATTATTGAGTTTTCTAAATATATCAGTACCAACCAATTGCATTAAATCTCTGGCAGTTAATTGCTTACCATCCCAATAAGCATCTACTAATTCATTTTTATTATCATCTTCTCCATAGCATTGAGCATATGTTAATCCAAACATATTCATACATATATCTTCTTTTAGTGGATCTGCGAAGTTATATATAACAATATCTTTATATCCATTAGAAGTTAATAGTTCTCGTAAAAATTCACAACAAACAGTTTTGCCCGACTGTTTGCGACCAGAAAATGCAATAATTTTAGTCATTTAACTTGCTCCAGATATGTTTTGATCTCTTTATTTATCTCTTCGGATGTCATATCTCCAACATCATTTTTAGATATTGTTGGTATATATACATTATAGGTTTTTTCACACTTGACCTTTATTTGTTCTGCTGCTTTTCTTCCAGCATCATCATTGTCTGTGAGTACAATTAGATTCATTGCTCCAGAAGCGTCTAATATGAATTTTTGTCTATCGCTCAATGAACAACCAAACATGGCTACGCTATTGTGAATATTATTTTCCTCTAACCTCCAAACATTACCAGGACTTTCAACTAATATTGCTGTTTGTGAAGAGAGAATATGCTCTTTTGCATACCAATAGTTGTATAAATAATTTTGTGACTTAAATCCATAACTATGTTTCCATTTGGAATATTTCCATGAATTATCTGAGGATGGACAAGATGTATTGTGTTCATGAAAACTATCGCATATAGAGCATTTATCAAATATGGATCGGGCAGTACAACCAACAATAAATCTGTGATCATTATCATAAATAGGAGCAACAACTCTATTATACATTTCTTTGCCGGGCGTGGAACACAATCCAATATCATATTTTTCTAAAATATCACTAGAGTATCCTCTTTGAATATAATATTGTGCAGGAATCAATAGTGCTGAGATAACGTATTTCCTATCTATGACTGTGGTATTGGTATCAGTATTTTTATTTTGTATGTTACTAACAATTTGTGTGAATTTGCTTTTTTCTTGTGCTTTTCTCGAAACCTTGAAATCTTTTATATCTTTATCAAGAAAATTTAGAGCAAAATCTACTGCCTCATTAAATGAACACATATTATTATCATTATTTGGCCAGTCATATTTTTCGACAGATAGTAAGCCTCTGATGAATCCTATGATCGATGACTTAAAAACTTTCTCGCAACTATGTGTTCTACAAGTCCAATTACCTCTATAATTATCTCCAAGATGATAAATATTTAATGCTGACGCATTATCTCCGCCATGTATTGGGCATGACATAGTATACATCTTATTGTTCTGTTTATAGTCTATGCGAAAAGTATCTAATAAAGATTCTATATTATCGCACAGATTATCACAAATCAATTTTAATTGAGTTTGATTATAGGAACGGGATCGCTTCATTGTCTGATTCATCTGATACAAAGCCTTCTGTTTTATTATTATTACTACCTAATTCTAGTTTAGTTTTACCCTCTGTTATCTTGGCGCACCAACCCTTCATACTACAATTTATATAGTCGTTATCATCTAATCCTCCTCCGTGACGACTAATTAAGGGCACTAATTTTCTATTACCATTACTAGTTCCGTCTTCTGCTATTTCTTCGTCGCTCTTTCTTTTGAAAATGGTAAAATTACTACATAGCCATATTATGCGGTCAGAACCACTAGCAGAATCGGTGCTTTCTTTAGTAATACCATCTCTGTTTAATTGTATAAAAGCTAATATTGGAACCTTATATCTTACAGCAAAATTATGTAATGATGTCATCATAAAACCAAGAACCTGATATTCTTTGAGATCTTGCGTTAAACCACTAGTATCCATTAGTTTGAGATAGTCATATACTATAACACAATCTTTGGCGGATCCGTCGTCGTTTAGTCCAACCTCTTGAACTAACCATCTACGCATAATGGCTAATTGTTCATCAAAGCTTTTTCCGGCGATTGATTTGTGATACAATGGTGCGTTCTTTAGAATATCAACAGCTTCTGCTATTTTTGTTTTTTGTACAGGAGAGTCCGTGAACTTTCCTGTTTCTATTTTATTGATCTCTATTTCGGTTAGCATTGCTAGTATTCTATGGATATGATCTTCTTTATTCATTTCTGTATCCATATTTAATACTGGAATATTTTGTCTAGCTATATGCAGACCCATATTATCAGAGAGTAATGTTTTACCAACCTTTGGTCTAGCACCAATAACATTAATGGTGCCTTTTCTTAGTCCGCCGCCAATAGCCTGATCGTATACTGGAAATCCAGTAGAAATACCAACTTGATCTATTTTATTGGTTTGTAGATAATCAATATAGTCATCTATACCAGCAGACATCATTGATGGATTATTATCGCCATCGTTTCCAAGCTCGGTAGAAAAATTAAATACCGCATCTTCAGCTATGGCTAAAATACTAGTAATAGATTCAGATCCGGAAATATCTAATAATTTATCTTGAGTATCTTCTAATTGTTTGTGTAAAGATCTAGCAATTTCTAGTTTTCTAATCTTAATAGCAAATTTTCTAACATTATCTTTACTAACTGGAAATTCTAGTATTGCTCTAAGATGTTGAGCTTCTTCTTTTGATGTTAATAGATGAGAAATACCAATTTCGCTTGCTGCAGAATATATAGATGCTATGTCTATATTTAGTTTAGCATCTTTATCGTAGATATGTTTTATACATCTAAAAATTAGACCATTACTATCTACTGTAAAACACTTTTCATTAACAAGATCATTAATATCGATATATATTTCTTCACCATAAGAACAGATGCCTGCCAATACTGCTCTTTCTGCTGCTGTATCACTGAGTATCATAATTAATTCTTAATAGATGCCTTTGATCTGTAAACCATTGTTAAAATATCAGCCAAATTTTTAATATTGCCAGATAAATATGACAACCTATCGGACCTTTGTTTGGCATACTTCTTAATTTTATTCAGTGCGGTCGCCTTGTCATTGTGTTTGATAGCCTGAAGAGATTTTTCCATGAAACCATAACCTTTATAGTTATTGATCTCATCTGCTATAACTTCTTTCATTGTCTCATCTGCCCAATTGTATCTAGCTAATTCTCTATTGTTTGTTCTTTGTATGTGCAATGATAATTGCGTTAGTCTATATGCTATCTGTAAACAATCTTCTGGAGTTAATTTTTCTATCTGATCCCTATTCATTGAGAAATATATATTACTCTCTGATTCTGGAAAAAGATCTGACTGATATTTAGCAAGTCCGATAGATGATTCATATTCATCTAGTATCTTGTCCCATTCTTCTAATTGTTCTTTTGCTGTTCTAGTCGTTTCTGCCATTGTTCATCGCTTTCATCAAAAGGAAATTCTATGTAAATAATACCATTTTTATCACACCATTCTTGTTTTTCAAAATCTCTTTTTCTATGTCTAAGAAATCCTAAAGTATTACCATGATAATGAGCAACAAATTTATAGTGTTGTTCTCCATGGGTCTCTATGCACATTCTTTTTAATGGTATATAAAAATCCAAATATAATGTATCGCTTTTATGTGTCTTTATGGGAACTTCTTCCAATATTTGTAATGTTGGATAAGTAGAAATAATAATGTTTCTAGCTCTTAAATGTAACGAAGATTTTTTAATATTCAGATTTGGTTTATGTCCAACCAAATTCCAAGCATACATATTATCATCTAAGTCATATACATTCATGCTTTGATACCAACTGTGGACTTAATTGCAGTATATAGTTCTTCATATCTGTTTGGATTATCAACAAGATATTGTCTAACTTTTTCTGCTCCTTGAAATTTCAGTTTTTCATCGGTTACAAAATCAAGAGTATACCAAGCACCACCCTTGTTGATTAGACCCATGTCTGTAGCTATCATAACCAGTTCTGTGTGTTTATCAATACCCTCTCCATATCTAATATATGATGTTATGGTGCCTCCGGGAGGACCTAATGCTGAACATAATACTTGCCATTCTACTTCTTGTCCTATTTGAACACCATCTGTTCCTAAAGACCACGCCTTATGAAACTTAGCTCTTAATTTTACATCAGTTTGATAAGCAATTGCTTGTCCACTTTTTTCTTTCCATTCGCTCGTTCCATATCCCGGATTACCCATGAGATGCGTAATACCTATCACTATATTTCTATTAACTGGAATAACATTTGCAACCTTACGACAAAATTTAGCTAAAAGTTTTGCACCATCGGCTCTTTGCATCTTGTCCATATCACTGGTAATCTCTGCTTCGGTACATAATGCAGAATAAGAGTCTATAATTATTAGTGACCCTGGTTCTTCATTAATAAGTTTTTCAGCTATTTGTAAATACTCTTCAGCGTGTAGAATTTTACCTTGCTGTGATCCTATAACATCAAATCTGTCTAGATCTAATCCAGGGATTCCTTCTAGGTCTCTCTTTTTTAATCGACCTTCTATATTTAGATAGTATACATGTCTAGGTTTTTTAAGATCTCCTTGGTATTCTTCTTTTTGTGCTGTAGCAGCAAATGCCAGAGATGTTGTTGTTTTCCCGCACTTGGGTTGGCCCGTAAATACAACGAAACTCCCTTCTGGAATACCACCTTGCAATACCAGATCTAATGCTGGGCTTACAGGAATTACGATAGACTTTCTATCTATAATAGCATTAGCAGATAGGATAATATCTGATCCATAATCTTTTTTAACATCTTCTTTAACTGCCATTTTCTATATCCTTTATTTTTGAAATGATATTTTTTTTATTTTGACCAGATACTCTATGATTTATATTTTCTTTTCTTTCAAAGTTTTGCGTTAACGTTGTATTTGTGGTTTCTAATATTTTTTGTTGTGTAATAATAATGTCTTTAAGAAAAGGTGCTCTTAAAGAGTATATTGATTTTGCTTTAGGATCATGTAATGCCTTAATAATTGCTCTCGCATCATAATCTTTGAGTAATTTATTTGCTGTTGCTATTTGATCCCTAAAGAATTTTGCCCATTTTTTTAAAGTCCAAAAACGATAGTGTAAATCTGATCCATCTTTTTGGGCCTTTCTTTCACAGATAATCTCAGTAATATACTGAGCTGCTGTGACTGACTTATTATTAGAGTATTTAGAGATAAACTGCATATCAAATATTTTTTATCGCGTTAACAATAGATTCAATAATTGGTAATGGTTCTTCACCAATCATTACTTTTTTAGTAAAAGGAAATTCTAATGCTTTAATTAATTCCACCCTTTCTCCTAACTGATTGTGTCTAAATAATTTTGTATTTAGTACAAGCTCTATCTGATAGGGGTATTTTATATCTTTTTCCTTAATAGTTTCATCTTCTGTCACTATGTCATTGGCTATTCTCTGATTTAGAATAGCAAATAAATCAACAAATTTTACATACTCTTCGTTTGTAAAATACTGTTTAGCTAATAGTCCTATTTTTTCTATTGGGTCCATTTTATTAAGAATATAAGGATAGATAGTTTTTCCATGCTGCTGGCATGTCTATACCTATAGTAGAAAGTTGTCTCGACACTGGCAAGAACCTAGAATCATATTTGGGTTTATGTGGGTTTGTTAGTAGTTTCATACTTGCTTGTTCTGGTGTCTTATTATTTTTTCTTCTATTGCATACTGTACATGCTGTTGTTATATTGCACCAATTAGTTGCTAATTCTTTGTTTGCTCCAAATTTACTTTTAGGAATAACATGATCATATGTTAGTTCTTGATATGCAAAACTTTTACCACAATATTGACAAGTATAATTATCTCTTATAAAGAGATTTTGTCTAGAAAATTTTAATGACCTATTGAATAGATTAAAATACTTTACTGTTTTAGCAACAGACGGTACTGGGTGTCTTTTATCGTTAGTGCCTTGTATATATTTATCTTGGTAATACTCAACTATTTCTATAGCATAGTTATGATCATATTGATATTTCATAGACCATATAATTGCTTTTTGCCAACTAATAATCTTTAATGGTGAATAGTCAGCATTTAATAGTAAGCATGTGCTATTTTCTGCCTTGTTCATAAATATCTAGTTTTGCTAAAATTTTGGCAATAATAGGATTACGTACAATATCATTATCTGTTAATGTTGAAATACCTATACCTTCTACATTTGCAAGATTATTCATCATCTCATAAAAACCACCCTGCAAATGTCTAGCAAGATCTGATTGAGAAACATCGCCAGTTAGAACCATTTTACTGTTTTGTCCGATTCTTGTCAATAACATCTTTAATTGCTCATATGACGCATTTTGACATTCATCAGCCACAATAAAACTATCATGAAAATTACGCCCTCTCATAAAACCAAGTGGTACGATTTCTATCTTGTTATTAAGCTTTAAAGTAGCATTAAGTGCTTGACCAATAAAATAATTAATTTCATCTTCTATGGGCAATAAATATGGAAATAATTTTTCTTCATATTTACCAGGTAGATAACCTATCTTTTCTCCTGCTTCAACAACAGGTCTGGTGATAACAATTTTTTTAACCCTATCATCTAATAGATACTCTAAAGCAAGTCCAACTGCACAGTGTGTTTTACCACTACCAGCAGATCCTTGACAAAAAGTAATAGTATTTTCTACTATTGATCTTATGTATTCTTTTTGATTTTCTGTTCTTGGTTTTAACCTATTTCTATAAGATAATCTTGAATTATCAGCATTAAGGGGCACATTTGTGAGGTCAATAATTTTTTCTTTTCTTGCATTAGCATTTTTTTTCTTTCTCAAGTTATGCCCTTTATAATAAGGTAAATACTTTTATCAATGTATTAATATACACCATAATATTTATATTACAAATGGCTTTAAATTAGGAGGTTGCCAGTTGTCGGGCTTTAGTACTTTACCATCATCTCTCTTTTTAACCTTACCTGTATGTTCATCTATTTTAGCAAAATTAGTTTTCATAACTTCGTTCCATGCACTTTCTCCATTGGCTCCCATACTATTTATAGCTCCAACAGTAACAACAATAATATCTATTAGAGCATCCAGTATTTCTACTCTATCATTAGAATCAAATGCTTCTTGTAGTTCCTGAGTTTCTTCTTTTATTAAATCATGATACATGTTTAGTTGTTTCTCATTCCATTCACAAACACTTTGATCACAAGCAGTCATAAATTTGGTTTGATCTTTAAATACGTTTGACATAATTTTCCTTTTTATTAAGATTCACAATTTGTACAGGATAATATATTTCTAGCTAATTCTTGTGCAGGATTGGCGCTTCTTTGATAATAGAAAGTTTTGATTCCTAATTGCCATCCTTCTATTAAAAGATCACTAACTTGTTTTGGCGGAATATCTGGACTGATCATTAGATTCAAAGATTGTGATTGGTCAATATGTTTTTGTCTTTGCGATGCCTGTATTACAATTTCTTTTTGACTAATCTCTCCGAATGTTTTGAATACTTCTTTCTCACTATCGGTTAAAAACTTTAAGTGTTGCACAGAGCCGCCTTTAACAAGAATACTCTTCCATGTATTTTCGTCATTTTTATCATACTTCTTGAGTATTTCTTTTAGATGCGGATTCTTATATGTAAACTTACCCTTCGCCAAGTTTTTAACAAAATAGTTACTATTCAAAGGTTCTATGCTCGGACTAACTTGACCTAGTATAAAACTACTACTTGTTGTTGGAGCAACAGCTAATGTTGTTACATTCCTACGACCATAACCTTCTAGTATTGGAGCTTCGCCAAATTTTTCTGATAATTGTATAGTTGCTATATCTGCTTTTTCTCTAATAGTTTGCCATATATTAGCATTTATTAGTTTAGCTTGCATACTTTCAAAGCTAATCATTTTGCTTTGTAAGTAAGAATGCCAGCCTAAAACTCCCATACCTAATGCTCTTTGATTTAATGCAAAATTTCTTGCGCCTTTCATAAAGCGTATATTTTCTGTTTTATCAATAAATTCTTGATTTACGCTGTCTAAAAAGTAAATCATAGTTTCGACAGCATCTGTTTTTTCTATCTCATCCCAATGTAATAGATTTAATGAACTAAGAACACAAACAAAACTATTATTCTCATCAGATTGTAAAGTAATTTCTGAACATAGGTTACTAGAATTGACTTTAATATTTTTATCTTGGTATACTTGGGGAGAGTTCTTATTTACTGTATCAGAGAATAAAAGATATGGATATCCACTCTCGAATCTTTTTTGAATGATCTTTGCCCAAATTTTTCTTTTATTTTTATCCCCTTCTATCATACTGTTCATCCAAGAGTCGCTGATAGTAACTCCTATGCTCATATTTTGAATAGGATGACCCTCATTACGAATTTGTAAAAATTCTTCTATATCAGCATGTTCTACTGGAAGATATGCTGCAAAAGATCCTCTACGAGCAGAACCTTGACTAATTACATCTGCAACCTTATCAAATAATTCCATAAAATGGACTGGGCCGCTACTTTCTCCGCCTACACTAATGCTAGCCCCTCTTGATCTAAGATCGCCAAAATATCCACTAGTACCTCCTCCTAATTTGCTCATCATACCAACTTCGGCCACCTTATATAGGATACTATCCATTCTATCGCTAATATGAGAATTAAAGCAACTAACTGGTAATCCTCGGGAGTTGCCGTAATTTGTCCAAACCGGCGTAGACAATGAGTAATATCCCAAACTCATATAATGCTCAAATTTCTCAGCAAAATTTGGTATATTTAATATCTTTTCTGCATTAATAGCTATATCCCTTATTCTATCCACAGGATCCTTGTCATTAGGAAGGTATCCTCTTTCTAAGAATAAGCGACTATGAGAATTGAGCCAATAGTAAGGTTTTGGTGTCATTTAAAGTCCTATAATACCACAGAGTTTAATTAAAATAAGGTCTCTATATCGAACGACAGAGCCTTCTTGGAATATTCCACAGGTCTGGAATGAAAGAAATCAGTCATGTTGTTTCCTAAGATTTGCTCATCAAACCAAGATGTTTGAGACAGCAAATTATCGTCGATTTCAAAAACAGAAGAATATCCTATCTGGTTCAGAGAATCATTTAGCCTATATTTAATAAATTCTTTAAGTAACGGAGCGTTAAGGTGTTTATCTTCGTATCCGTTAACTATCCAATCAATAATTTCACATTCATACTTTACAGCTTCTTTGGACTCGTAAAGAATTTTATCTTCTAGTTCTTTGTCAAATAATTCAGGATATTCTTGTTTTATCGTATTAATAATTTTTATACCTATCATAGCATGAAGATTTTCTTCTCTACTAGTATATTCTACTTGTTTGTTAGTGTCCTTTAGCAGGTTCAAAAAACGCCCAAAATAACTAATAGTATAGAACTGAGAAAATAATGCTATATTCTCTACAAACAAAGTAAATAAAATTAGTGAGTATATAAATTGCTTCTTATTATTATCATGAAATTTATGAAGATGCTTACGTAAATAATTTACGCGACCTTTAATAATATCTAGCTCAAGAATTTTTTCAAAGTTATCATCAATACCTAGTATCTCTAATAGTCTTTCGTATGCATCACCATGAATAACTTCAACATGAGCCATAGTATATCCTAGATCATTCAACGATGGATGGGGTAGATTATCTCCTAACTTGGCCCAAAACTTTTTAACACTTATTTCTAATTGACCTATGGTTGACAATGCGCGAACTATAATTTGTTTTTGTTGTTCTGTTAGATTAACTCTAAAATCTTGTACGTCACTACTAAAAGTAAATTCTCTATGTGTCCAAAATCCATTGTGCATAGCCTCAATAAAATCTTGTGTCCATGGATAATTGTCTGGTTTGCGAGATACTTGTTCGTTAAAAATCATTATAGTGACTCCGTTATTTTTTATTTAGAATGGCTAATAAACCTAAAAATACAACTCCAACAAATTCATTACCGATACTATTAAAATTATCTCTTGTAAAGTAGTTGAAGTAATAATTACCTATCATTACATAGAAAAGGATACTTGTCATAGTACACCAATCATATCCTTTAACCAATCAAGATTTGGTTGTATATAAAATATTTTCATACCACTCATTCTAATAAAATTATCAAACAATGATTTAGCTTGTGTATCAAATAATACTGTGCCGTGAGTATCTGTCATATAGACCGTATTGACACCTTCTTGCCATAGTGCCATAATACAATCGTTACAGCACTGACCAGTAACATATGCTATTCCGTTATCTGGTCTAACAACACAATTTGCTAGAGCATTACGTTCAGCATGAATCATCCATTGATATTTATCAGGTCTATTGGTGGGTAATTGAGTATCGTCCAAACCTCTAGGAAACCCATTATAACCAACTCCCAATATTCTATTATTGGAATCGGTAATAACGCACCCATGCTGAGTATGTATATCGTGGCTACGTTGCGAAGCAACCTTAGCCAGTCCTAGAAAATAGTTGTGCCACGTTGGTCTCATATCCTATATGATACCATGATCAAAGCCAAAGTCAATGTCATGCGAATACAAAAGTTTTTTTATCGAGCAGTAAATCTCTATTATTAACTTTTATATACGAATTAGTTAAATCGTTTTTATTTTTAATGTCTATAGTAAAGGGAGGTACTTCGTAAATGCCTTCAGAACGAGAACTTATCCATTGATTTATTTGAGAAATAAACTGTTGTCTGTTTTGATTAAAGTTATCTATTAAATCCGAATAATTTATAGATATGTTAATATCGTGAGTGTGAATAAAATTAGATTGATACTGTATATGATTATCTATTGTAGAGTTATTGAATAGATATTTGACTTTATTCCAATGATCTGTTGAATAATCCCATCTAAGATTTGTATAATACTGATATTCAAATAAAATTCTTCTATTTAATTCTGTAGCAACACTTTCATCATTTAGATATAGTGTTTTACAGTAAACTTCTAAAAATTGTAATACATTAAAATCTACAAATTGATCAATATTTAAATATATACCAATATCAAAAATAGGTTTAGCATCATGTCCAAAAAATCCCCACTTTCGAGTAAATCTTTTTAATTCTTGATAATCAGCATATTGTTGTAAAATATTTTTTTGTTGTATTTTTTTATCTGATTCAGCTTTGAACCAATCTTTTCCACGAGAAGAAACACAAGTAAAATGGTAAACACTAGCATCCCATGTTTGTACTAATTTTAAACCAGCTAATTTCATTCTAATAATCATATCAGAATCTTCTCTAGAACATCTAAATTGTGTATCAAAACCACCTAAAGTTTCAAGCCATACATTCTTATATAATGCAAATGGCGCAAAATGTCCTTCTGTATTTTGTTTGTTTGATTTTTGTAATTGAGTAGCAAATTCTTGAAATTCATCATATTTAAAGATCTCGGGACTAGTTCCAAAGTCTTGAATAATTTTTTCTGGCGATGCTGGATGTAGCGGAGGCTCTATGCGTGTACACGTTAAGACTATAGATTCATTGTGTAGATTTTTACTAATATGTTTATCAAAATCCCTACATGCTACCATATCTGATTGTAAATAACATACAATATCGTTAGATGCCGCATCAAACATTAATGATATGTTTCTTTGTCCCCCTATTTGGGTTGGTAAAGTATTTCTATATATTTTTAAATTTGGGACAGTTTTTTGAAATTCTACTATTGCTTCATACGAGTGTTGATTATCACTATCTATAAATATTAGTATTTCATGTTTATCAATTTGTGTATTTTCTTTTAATGATTTCAATAGTAATAATACATATTCTTTTTCGTTTTTGGCTGTTGGTATACAAAATGTTATTGGTTTTATCATATTTTTCCTTTATTTTTATATGTATTATACATCAACTTTATACTATTTTCAAGACCAAGGTACTGAATATGTGTTTCAACATATTGCCCAATATAATCTTTATCTAAAATACTAGATGGATATTCATATTTTATATTAACTTTATGAGTATCAAGGTTATTTATTATCTGAGCAATATCAGATAGTTTTACCTTTTGCTTATAGCAACAATCAAAAAGCTTTGGTATATTATTTGAATCAAGAAAAAAATGTATCAATTGCGCCAAATCACCAACGAAGAAAAAATCCATTTTTCTATCTTTATGAATTATAATGTCTTCATTATTAATATATTTGATAATATTACCTCTAATCATCCTATCGGGCTCTTCGTCTAGGCCAAAACAATTGTAAATTCTAAAATTACATAATTTTGGTTCATCAGCAGAGATTTTATCTATAATGCTTTTTGATAATCCATATGGATCAATAGGATATCTATTAATAGCCTGTGGATTAATATCATATCTTCTATCTAATTCTGCTCCGGACCCGAAAGATATAATGCATTGGTAGTAATTTTGATTACGTAATAAATTATATAACATTAAGATATTATTATATACTATATCATTGGTATCATGAATATTTCTTCGACCACCCTGAATAGCTGTATGAATAACAAGGTCAAAAAATACTTTTTTATTAGCAAAGTAATTATTAACAGAATCGCTATCTAATAGATTAATGTCGTCTCTTGTTAATGTGTATATATTATACTTATAAGATCTTAATATTTTACAAAGATTTCTTCCTATAAATCCATCTGAACCAGTAATTAGAATATTCATGTATCACCTAGAAGCATATACAAGATTACATATATTATATACTCTAGGATAAAATGTACAAACAGTATTTATCTTAAAATCTAGCTTATCAAGCTTTTTAATTATATGATTCAACAAATCTTTATTATGGGTCTCTATTGCAACATGTTTTAATGTTGGAAAACTACTATCTGAATTAATAAAATGAATTTCTTCACCTTCTATATCCATTTTTAATGAAGTTATATTATAAGAATCGATATAGTGATTTACTTTATTTGAAGAGTCTATAGCATCGTGATAAAAGCTATGTAATGGAAATAGTTTTTTAAACGTTGCGATGTCGTTATATTCAGTATCAACACCAATAATTTTAGCGGCTTGTTTTTTGATAAAATATTTAGGAGTAGAATCCCATCCAGGTTCAATCATATGAAATCCACAGCCCAAATCCAAGACTATTTCGTCTTTAACTGGTAATAGATTCCAGTGATGATCTGGGTGTTCTGATTCTATATGAGCATGTTTTATGTTTGGAAATTGTAAAAATATTTCCGGATATAAAAAATTTTCTAGTACTTTATTTGACATAATTATTTTTTCCTAAAAACTGCTAGATAGTTAACATTATTTTTGTCTAATACCATTTCTATTAATTCAAAATTATTTTGTAAATCTTCATTTTGTCGATCATGTAAAAAGTGAGATTTAATAATGCCATTATGTTCTGACATCAGTAGATCTTCTGTTAGTAGTGAATTATCATATTTAAATTTACCTCTAGTATATCTAGGATTTTGTAAATCTTCCATAAAATAATATCCACCAGATCTTATCATGTCTCTAGATTGCCATAAGCTTACTATCATATGATTAGGCCAATGACTACCATCTTCTACAAAAAAATCAAAATCTTTTGGACATTCGTTTTTAAGTTCATTCCAATCACAAAAATTTCCCTGATCGGCATAAACAAAATTTACTCCCCAACTATTTATCATTTCTATTTCATTAATTCTATCTTTCAGATATGTGCCCCAAAAATTATCTACTCCATATAAATCTATATTTTTAAAGTATGATAACCACAATTTAGGAGAAGCATATGGAAACCTTTTATCACAAATACCTATTTCAAAAAGCTTAATAGATTTTTCTCTATATTCGTGCATATATTTTTCATATGTTTTGGTATATCCCATACACACATGTTCTGGCCAATCCTTACCCCAAGACAATAAATTTTTATCAGCATCTCCCTTGTCTGTTTCTAATAAATTGGCTATTTCTGTTAGACATTTAGTATTATCATAAAAATTATTATTTGATGTTTTGGGAAATAGTTTCATAAAAGTCCTTAAATATTTAGGTCTATTGGAGAAATTAATAAATTAGCTAAAAATTCTTCTCTGTCTAAAAATGGAGCAAGATCTTCCATGGGTCTTGTTTCAAAACTACCATCAGCTTTTTTATATACCGAGGCTTTTGGCATAGTTTTATGATTTTGGTCCACTAATAATTCACATATAATTGGTCCTTCTGTATTTAAAACATTTTCCAGTTCTTCTGCGAGATTAGCTTGATTCTTAATCAAAACATATGGTATATTATATGCAAATGCATTTTTTTCTATAGAAGGTAGTGTCAATCCGCTTGCTGGATCGCTTGCTATTACTCTTCCTCCAAAATGAGTATTTTGTGTTGTTCTAATAGATCCGTATCCATTATTGTTAAGAACAAAAAATTTGATAGGTAAATTATATCTATGTACTAATTCAAGTTCTTGAATATTCATAAAAAATCCACCATCACCATCAATAGAAATGGTAGTTTTTTTATTATTAGCTAAACATCCACCAATAGCTGCTGGTATTCCAAATCCCATAGATCCTAAACCTTCGCTATTATATATTCTAGTTTTATTTTTAACCCTAAAAGCCTGCATTGTAACTTCACTACAAGCACCAGAACTACCAGGAACTAATAATGATTCTTCTGGTAATAGATCGGATAGATAATGAATAAATGCATAATTATTAACTCTTGGAAAAGATGGGTCCAAATATTCTGGTAATATTACTGGATATTTATTATATAGATTTTTACAAAATAATAGCCACTCATCTATTTCTAGTTTGTTAATTAAATCATTTATGGATGAGAAAAAAACTTTAGCATCCATTGGTACTGGATATTCAATTTCGCAGGTTAGTTTATTTATCTCATTTGGATCGACATCTACTATACATTTCTTCGCCTCTCTTGCAAAATACTTATGCTGATATGCTAACTGACCATGGTCTAATCTAGCTCCAACACAAATAATAAAATCAGAATTTTGTTGATTAAAATTAGCTCCTCTTTGACCGACTCCTCCAGGTCTGCCAACAAATTGAGGATGATCATCAGCGAGTAAATCCATCATTTTCCATGATGTCAAGACTGGTATGTTTGTTTTTTGAATAAATTCCAAACATGATGGTATACTATCGGATAATCTAACTCCATTTCCAACTAGCAGTATTGGACGTTTAGCTTTTGTAAGATCTTCTTTTATCTTTGATATAATACTAGTATCATAATTAAGTTTTGGTGGATTGAATCCTAACAGACTATCAACATCAATTTCTGTTGATTGTATATCCAAAGGGATATCTAATAATACAGGTCCGGGGCGTTCGTGAGTTGCCAACCATATAGCTTTTTCTAAATGATACCTTATATCTTTGGCATAATCAACCGTTATAGCATATTTAGTTATTGATTTATATATCTTAACAGTATCTATTTCTTGAAATCCTAACTGTCTAATGCCAAGATTTTTGGCCCTATCTTTATTTTGTACTTGTCCAGATATAATTAAAACAGGTATAGAGTCTAGCCAAGCAGATGCTATTCCTGTAACAGCGTTTGTTGCTCCGGGTCCAGTAGTTACTAATAGTGCAGAAAGAGAATTGGATTTTTGAGCATATGATTCTGCTGCTATAGACGCAGACTGTTCGTGTAAAACTGGTATTAATTCAATTTTTGATTTGCTAAAAGAGTCTACTAAATGTATACATCCACCGCCGGGCAAAAGAAATAGATGTTTTATATAACCCTCCAACACCTGAACTATATAGTCTGATAATTTCATAGCCAATAGGTCACTAGGGTTTTCCTGTTACAATTTGTATTTATAGACTCATCTGTATAGTATGAATCGGTGGAATCGTGTCTAGTAGAGACTTCTTCAATAATACAACCATTAACAGTATAAAAACTATGTCTAACTCCTGGTTCTATAGTTGCATTATCTCCTGTGTACAGAATTTTTTCTACTCCGTTTAGAGATAATATAACATCTCCATATAATACAATAAAAGTTTCTTCTTTATGTTTATGATATTGTTCTGGATGATTTTGGTTAGGTAATAAGATTAATAATTTTTTACAATACTCTCTATTAACAACAGTAATCATTGTTAAGCCAGTTTTATCAAATTGATCTATACCATAATGATGTGAAATTTCTAGATCGGCTTGTCCTGGATAAACAATTTTTGCTTCTGATATAAAACCTTTAATTTTTTGTACTATATTCCATATTTTTTCTCTTGTATTAACTATAGAAATATCAGATTTTAGTAGTGGCTCATTGGTGTGTATATCTTTTAGACATATAGTATTATTATATTTTGACATATCATTAGCTAATAATTGATTGGCTTCAGATGGCCAAGCAAAAAACACATTATTCTTTGATATTGTAGAATTGATAGTTAGATTATTTTTAACAAACACACCTCTTTTGAATTGTAGTAGGTCAGATTTTTCTTTTTCAGAAATATCATGTCTTTGTCCAGAAATACCACAAATTTCTATAGCTTTTTTTGTTTTATTTAACCATTCTATCATTTGCTCTGGATTTAAAGAATATGCGTTAATACTATATTTAGCATTATATAGAGCAACGTGTTTTTCTATTACTGACACTCCCTTTGCAACTGCTATCATTACGGCATCTGTTTCGTTAGGCTCTTCGTGTGTAGAATAACCAATTGGAATATTAATATATCTATTTCTAAGCAAATCTATTTGATTTAATTGCAATCTATCATGACTAGTAGGATACTCTCCCACACAATGCATTAGTGTAATGTTTTGGTTTCTATGCACCATAAAACTAACAACACTGTCTATATCGCTTAAAGATGAACCAGCTGTAGATAAAATGATTTTTTTATTATATCTTACATTTGTTTCTACTATTTTATTTAGTAATGGCCAATCAGTAAAAGAACAACTAGCCACTTTAATAATATCAAAGTTCATATTAAAAACATTATCAACAGAAATTTCATCAAATGCTGTACACATTGTTATGAAACCACTGGATTGAGCAATATTTTTTAATTGAGCAAAGTCCGATTGTGGAAGATTGGTTTCTAAAAATCTTTTAACATATTTATGCTCTAGATTATTTTTATATTTTGGGTGTATAAACGTATCTAAATTTCTAAACTGAAATTTCCATGCAAAATCAAAAGTATCTTTAAAAGTATTTAGTATTTTTGCATATTCATTGATCATATTTTGAGCATGATTGATATCTCCCATATGATTATTAGCCATCTCAAATATGATTAAAATTTTGTTAGTATTCATAGTTTTAGGTTATTTGTTTAAAAAAGTCATTAAAGTCTAAAACATTTATATTTTTATCATCAATAAACACATCATAGTATGGCTTGCCAAAAAGAAGATCATGATATTTTACTTCCCACAATCTAAATTGATCTTTTGTTATAGTTGACCAATCTTTACCACTAATAGTACCTCTCGCTGTCCAATATATAATAGTATGTCCTTGGTCGTATAGGGCATTTGCTTTTTCAATATTTTCTTTTATAGGAGTACTTTTAGTATAATCCGATTTATCTGGGGTTTTGCAGATTGTGTCGTCTATGTCTATGTATATGATCATACTTTTTTACAAATTACTTGATAATCTGACCATAAAATTTCATAAAAAGAATTGTATATATGTATAAAATAGTCTATTGCTATTTTTGGATAAATATGTTCATTTGTATCTTTCCATAAATAATCATCAAAAATTAATAATCCATATTGTTTTAGTAATCTATGACAAAGTACAGCATCTTCTAATATATTATGTGCTTTATGAGATCCATCTATATAAATGATATTATATGTGGGTTTTAAATCTAGTTTTCTTAGTATAGAATGAGATTCTCCAATATAAATATTTACTTTATTTTTGTGCTTATGAATATTATATTTGAATCTATCTAAGAGATTTTCTAAATCTAAAGTCTTCATACCTAATTCAGAATTAGATCCATTGAATGTATCAATAACATCTATTCGACACGTATCGTGTGTAAGAACATTATCTAATAAATATGTTGTTGCTCTACCTTCAAAACAGCCTATTTCTAAACATTTTAAATCCGACATTCCTATAAAATTATTATCTCTAAAAAATCTTTCCCATATTGGTATATTATAACTGAACCAATCTGTAGTGAATATATAATTATCTTTATCTAGCATAATTTACCAAATAAAGTTTTTTGTATAATGATCAACTATAGGACCTATTTCATTTTCAAACTTTTTATATGTTTTCCATCCTAATGATTTTAATTTATCATCATTAAGAGCGTATCTGATATCTTGACCTGGACGAGATAAGGAAAAATCTATATACTTCTCATATTCTGTGACATTTCCATATATATGTCTAATTATAGTTTTTATAGTGTCAATATTTTTTTGTTCAAAACCACCAGCAATATTATATATTTCATTGATTGTGCCAGACTCTATAATTCTTATTATTGCTTCTGTCGTATCAGAAACATGCAACCAATTACGAATTGGTTCTCCATAATTATGGACAGGAATTTTTTTTCCTAATAACAAATATTTACATGTTTTAGGAATAAGTTTTTCTACATACTGGCCAATCCCATAATTATTTGTTGGTCTAACTATTATATATGGTAAATTATATGTTCGTGCCCATGCTAGTATTAACATATCTGCAGCAGCTTTTGTAGCAGAATATGGGTTGCTTGGTTTTAATAGATCTTTTTCAGTATGAGCTCCATTATCTATGTCTCCATATACCTCATCGGTACTAAAATGTAAAAAAATAGGCTTATAAGAAGATTCAGCCCTATAGTTTTTTAATAGTTCTAACAGATTATAGACCCCATCTATATTAGACTTTGTAAAATCTTTGCTTTTTGTAATAGAATTGCCTACATGCGTCTCTGCTGCAACATTAATAAAATAATCACATTCATATAAAAATTCTATATGATTAATGTCTTTATGTTCAAATATAAAATTTGGATATTGATTAAATTCTTTTAACAGTTCTGGATTAGCGGCGTATGTTATTTTATCGATACCCCTTACATACCATCCTTTTTGTAGAATGGTTCTGGTAATATAAGATCCTATAAATCCTAAACAACCAGTAATATAACAGATTTTTTTCATTACAAAGCTATCCAGTTTTGAGGATAATAATTACCATTAATAACTGTAGCTAATTCGTGGTTATTTACATAATTTTTTGGACAAATTACTATTTTATTGGGATTTTTATTTAAATAAGCCGCCCACCAACTAAAAGAACTATTTGCTATTATATTATGATCACATAAACTCATCAAACATAAATCAATATAATCACTATTTTTATCTATATATGAAATATTATGATGTAATTGATTTAAATTAGTTTTGCACCACTCTATATCATTCGAAAAGATTAAAAGTTGATAATCTTGCAAGTTACCAATTCTATCCAACGCTTTGGCATAGTATTCAAAATTAAGCTGAGTATAAAAACTATGTTGAGGTAATAAATAATCTCCTCTGCGAACATGGATACTGATTGTTTTTGTACTATTTTTTATTGATGTTATTTGATTGTTTGCTTGTTCTAGTATCTCATCATCAAACTCTATTTTATCCACCATATTTTTGATATGCTGATACCAGTAGTGATATAGATCAAATCTAGCCATAAATGCATAATTTGTATCTGTATTAAGATTAAAAACGTTATTATCAACTATAACATAGTTATTGATGCCAACAAAAGTAAATTTTTCGATATAAGAATCATCTATTATTGAAATATTTGTTTTTAATAGTTTGGCAAATTTGAATCCAAATCCTTTATTTAGAGACGCTTTTGGAAATACAAGAGTTTTATTATTGATTTTAGCAATTGATTCTAATGCAAAATATTGTTGAATTTGAGAACCAAGGTTTCCAACTTCTCCTATTAAAGGCATTGTTATATAGCTCATTTATTCTCCAATATAAATTGATCGAGCATATTTTCTATATAATCTAATTGATCACTTGTAATACCAGGATATACTCCTAAAAAGAATGTATCTGTTGTAGATTTAGTCGCAATAGGAAATTCTTTTGCTGGGTCATTATATTCTACTGCTAAATCAGCATAAGCAGGATGAAATAAAGCATTACCAGTAAAGTATGATCTTGTTTGAATTTTTTTACTTTCTAGATAGGATACTATCTTAGCTTTTGTAAATGGACAATTATCTTTCAATGTTACAAGAAATCCGAACCATGAAACATCAGCCTTATCAAATTTATTTGGAAGCATAAAGTATTCATTATACTTATTAAATATTGTATATAGCCTATTAAAATTATTTTTTCTTTTAGAATGCATAATATCTAATTTTTTAATTTGCTCTAAGCCCATAGCGGCTTGCATCTCTGTTGGTTTTAAATTATATCCTATTTCATCGAACACATAACGATGATCATAAATAATATCTGGTCTATATTTAAACCAACTATTAAATCTTGTGCCACATGCTGTGCCACACGTTACATCGCCGGGTTTTTTAGTATTACAATAACATGCCCTACCCCAATCTCTTAAACTGGATACAACAATTCTTTCTTTAGGAGAGTTTACTCCAACATATCCTCCTTCTCCCATAGTCATATGATGAGCAGGAAAAAATGAGCAGCTAGATAAATGTCCAAAAAATCCTAATGGTTTATTGTCCCAAGTAGAACCTAGAGCGTCGCAAGAATCTTCTAAGAATATAAGATCATATTTTTTAACTAAATCCATAACTCTATCCATATCGGGCGGATTACCCAATACATGAGCAAATATTAGTCCTTTAATTTTTTTATCTTTATCTTCTCGTAACTTTTGTTCAACTTGATCTAAATTTAGATTTAAAGATGGTAATGTAACATCCACAAATACTGGCTTGAAACCATTTTGAATAATAGGATTAATAGTTGTAGGAAAACACACTACAGACGTTATAAATTCCGATCCCGATGGTAGATTAAAAAGCCTCTTAGACTTGCAGGCGGCGAGCATTAAAAGATTCGCTGAGGAACCTGAGTTAGTTAAAACTCCATCTGTTTTGCCTAAATAAGGAGCAAAAGTAGTCTCAAACTCCCTAGCCTTTGCTCCTAAGATTAACCACTCATCAAGTAAACTATCAATAGCTGCAACATATTCATTATGATCAAAATAAGGTCCAGAGTAATTTACCCAATTTTTGTTCGGAATCCAAATTTTATCATATTTTTTCTTTTGTTTAATAAAAGACTTAATTAGTTGGAGTATTAGTTGTTTTTTGGTTTTTAGCCAAAATTTGTTGAACATAATTATTATATATCCTTGGAATAGTGTCTTTAAAAGATGAAAAATTAAAAGAACCTATAGATTGTTTCATTAAATCTATTGATACGTCTTTTCTATACTGACCATCTGGTTTTGTAGAATTATACTCGATAGTCCAATTATTTTTGCCTAAAATTGATAATATCTCTTTAGCCATATAGTCTATACTAAGATTACTATCATCGGGGGCAACATTAAAACTATGTTGTATATTTTTTTCAACCATTAATTTAATAATTTTACTTAAGTCGCCAGCATACATAAACTGTCTCATTGGTTTACCAGTACCGAATAATTCTATAAAACACTTATTATTTATTTCAGCTTGAGCAATTTTGTATAATAAGGATGTTATGAAGTGCATTTTTGTAGTGTTGTGTAATATATCGAATTCGCTATATAAATTACATGGAAAAATATAATTATAACAAGTTCCTAATTGTTTATTTGCAGCATCAATCTGTACACTCATATTTCTTTTTGCATAAGAATATGCAAAATTAGCTTTTGATGGTGGGCCATCATGTAAATTATTTTCTTTCATTGGATACTCTGACACTATGTCTGGATATGCGCATGTGCTGGATATCGCAATAAGTCTTGGAATTTTACTATTAATAGCTGCTTTAATAATATTAGTATTTATAATAGTATTTTGTTCAAAAAAATCGTATGGAGAAGATAAATTATCTTCTATCCCTCCCACTTTAGCAGCAGCATGAATGATAAAATCTGGTCTATGTATATTAAGATATGTGTTAATTTCATTAATTTCATAAAGATTAAGTTCTTTGCGTGAAGGAAATAGTGCTAGTGGAAATTCTTCTTTTAGGTGGCTACCTAGCATACCACTTCCGCCAGTAACTAAAATTTTAGATTGTTTCATAATATGAATTTTGATTTTCTTGTTTACTGATAGTTTTTTCATGTAGTAAACAAAATCTCGGATCCTGTGGTAATGATGCTTGAGCCGTACATCCTATAATAATCTCGTGGACCTTGTTTTGCCACATGATGTGAGGTAAATTTTTAAATAATCGGGCCTGATAATCTGGAAAATTAATTCTATTTAGACTATCCAAATTCCAATTCCATTTTTTGATATGATCTGAGGTAATACCATTTACAAAGTTTTCTCTTGGTATCCAAAATAATTCTATCGATGAATTTTGATCTATTATAGAGTGAATATTTTGTATAAGAAAAGAATTAGGTATTTCATCTGCATCGATTTGAAATATATAATTTTTGGAACACAAGCTCTTAAGTTTATTTTTCCAGTCAGAAAAATGATTAGTAAAAGAATCTTCAAAATATTTTATATTACCATAATTAACATGATTATTACAAAATTGTTTGATCTGATCATTAGTTTTAGTAATATCACACAATACTACAATTTCGTCTTTATCTAAATCTATTAATTTTAGTAAATGAGATATTAGTTTTTCTAATTCTAAATATTCATTACAAACAGTAATAGCATAAGAAATATTCATAAAATATCTTTCAGATTAAAAGATTGTGTGTAACCACTCTGACCAAAATAAGATCCAAATATTTCTTTTCCTCTTGGACCTATTATTTTAGCTCGTGTATAAGTATTGCAACAATTAGTGCCAACTAAGACAGTTTTAATAATAAAACGACAATAGCTATCTATATCTTGTGGAGTAATAGTGACAGGGATTGTTATTTTTGTTTGAGGACATGGTTGATTGGTAAGAGAATTTACGCCGCAGCACCCAGGAGGGGTAGATACAAGATCAACTCTCTGAATTAATCTTGTTACTTGAGTTTCTGGATTCTGAATAAATATATCGAAAATATCATCCTCACATCTATTTTCATCCAAAAATTCTATAGTTATATTAGCAGGAGTACGGCATGGTGTGTCTCTATCTAAAAAGAATTGTTCGTATTTCATGTCTTTTCTTTTAAATGGTGGATTATCTTCAAAAGATAATGCAAAAGCTATTCCCCATGCTTGCTGATTACTACCACACTGTTTAAAATCACATCCATTAAAATCAAAACAATTATTACCACAATTTTCTGTATCTTTAAGCTCTACTTCCAATGCTCTATTACATGCTCTTTCTGATACATAATTAATTCTTACAAATTTACAATTTACTCTTGTCCATACAGTCTTAAATGATCTTTCTAAACGAATATATCCACCTCTGCCTCCAAATCCATCCGATATTGGAACTCCTACGCCATCAGGTGATGATGTACTTCTCCCTTCTATTTCTAATGGTTGGCATAGGGTTTTGTAAAAAGGATTACAGTCATTAATTTTTTCAACATTTGCTGATGTTTGTAATATACAATCTAAATGTGTTCCAGTAATTAAAAATGATCCTTTCGGGATTGGTCCCCAGTCTGGCTCTCCGCCGCTATTCCATTCGCCCCACGAATTAGCTATAAGAAATAAACTATCTGGATGTAATCTTCTGGTATCATCACACCCAATAATAGCCATTGTATGATACCATAGTCTATCAGGATATGATAATCCAATACTATCTCTAACATTAGAAAACCCTACATTGGTGCTAAGAACTATTCCATATCCATTATGTAGAAATGCTCTTGCTTGTACACTATCACTAACTCTCATTATGCTTTTTATACGTTTTACTGGTAATACAGTATTAGATGGTAGTCTACGATTTGTTCCATAGTAATGCTCTTCCTCATTTAATACATTATATTGTAATCTATTATAGTCAAAACCATTTTGTTGTTGAGCATATCGTATAAAAATTTTAGGATCTCTTGTAGAATTAAAACTATCACTACTTTTATTGATAAAATTGCCATATCCTCCATAAGATTTTCTTAAAAAATATCCAGCATGAATATAGTCTGTTATTTTATCAAAAGGAAAACCAGACCCAAGAGGAGCATTACCACTAGGCCATGATGGATAAGGTTCCTCTGCGCATTCTGCTAATGCTCTGCCAGTTTTTTCAGAACATCCCCAATCTCCACCAGGAATACATTGTTTTCTTATTGGCGGACAAGCTTGAGCGGGAGGACATGCACATCCGTATTTTCCTCCTAATAGGGTAGGAAAACATTCGATATTAGGTCCTCCAGAATATCTTCTATTTGAATATGTTGTTGGTATAACATTAGGGCCACAAGATATTAATCCTTTTATTAAAGAATTTTTAGCAAATTGATATATTGGTTCTGTAGCTCCTCTAGCCTCCCAGTCATATAGTGGATCGCTAGTATTAGTTTCGTGTGCCTTAAAAAAAAGATCACATGCTCTACTAATATCAGCAGCATTACGTATAGCATTTGCTATACTATGATATTGACTATCTTGTATTTCTTGAAAACAATCAGGATCTAATATTTGTAAAAATTTATATGGTAAAGATAATCTACCAGCACTACTAGCAGCAAAACCATAAAATTTTACTTTCCATTGTTCTAGTATTGGTAAAGAATCAACATTATCAAGATCTTGAGAAATTGATATATTATCAAGTTTAGATTTATATGAGTTATAACAAGGAAAAGGTAGCATCTTGCTAAGATGAGCCCAACCTTCCATATCATAAACAGCACCTTTGCCCCATTTTAGATTTCTACTACCCCATGTATAGCTAGTATCACAGTAATTATATGAAAATTCAAAATAATATTGTTGGGGTGTTAAGGCCATAGTCTCACCCCGGAGATATAGAACATCTATTGCATTTATATCTGTCTATTTCTGCGCTAGTAGCAACCTGTGGATTTATTTTCTCTGTTTTACCACAAACTCTGCACTTAACACTTATTGGTTCATAAGTTCGTGTTCTTGGTACAGGGGGGTGAACTGCTAACTGTTTGTCTATGGCTATATCTTCTTTATGCATATGTTTTTCCATCATTTTATCAAATTTATTCCATGTATTTGTATTTTTAATACTAGGTTTAATTTGAGTAAATTTTTCTGGATTTTGATCTTCTTCTACTACCGTTGCTGATAAAGACTCTGGGGTTTCCAGCATACTTTGTAAAATAGATATCATTGCTTGTATTTTATCTGGATCGACATTCATGATATTTTATGTATGTAAGAAGAGTTACCGGGTTTTTTAGGATAATTTTTTCTTGCTTCGTCGTTTATCATAGAAGCCTGTTGTGTCATAATAGATACGCTATTATTATTATTTTGGGAATGTCTAATCATAAAGTCTTTTGAACTAGTTTTTGATATGGGCTTATTTTCTGGTTGTGATTGTTGAATCTGAGGTTGTTCTGATAAAATTTTGTCTATCTGTTTTGTTGTAACACCTAGTTCTTTACAAATATTTTCAGCACTATTTCCTTGACTATTTAGCCACAGTATAGCATATTTGTTACTTTTACTTAATCTCGCCATCACTCAGCCTCTCTTTCAGCATTTGTTAACCAGGATATATTTTTGGTTTGTAAAAATTTTACGTATAGATTAAGAGTTTTTTCGCTAACCTCTTTAAATTTTTCATTTGATCTACATATACGATCTAGAAAAGTTTTATTATTTTCTGCACCATAAATAGATACAGGATTATAAAACTTATTATTTGAATCTATTCTGATCATATATTTTTTAGTTCCATCATTTCTAGATATTGATTTGGCGCATATCGGTTCGCCATTATGGGTTGTCAAGGTATTATTATTAATATCTTGTTCTTTATACTCATATTGGTCAGATAATGTATAAACTATAATATTTTCTTGAATTATAGATTGATTATTAAATATGCTATTATTATGAATACATGTAAAGTCTAGTGTCATATTAGTACCACTTATTTTTAATTTTTTGTTTTTTCATACGACTCATACCAGTTGGCAATGATTTATGGCTTGGTTGATCTTTATAGTCATTATGTTTAGAATATAATTCTACTTTTTGATCATTACTCATTCTATCTCGATTACGATTAGCAATATCACCTATAGTTTTTAATTCACTATCAGACTTTTTTACAAAACTAATACTTTGTTGAGCATCATCTACATATGATCTAATAGTTTTAGATGATGAGCAATAAGAGCACTTGGGTTGATCAGTATAGTCTTTAAAAAAGAAAAATAGTTCAAATTTTTTGTTGCACTTTTGACAACAATATGTATAAGTAGGCATAAATCCTTTCCTTTTAGATTATAGTAAGTCCAAATTGCCGAGTATCAAACTACTTTTGCATAAGATTATTGTATAATAGAAGAGTTACTATGCCGCCGGTTACTCCCATAAAAATACCAGATGGACTAAGACTATCATATGTTCCGAGCATATATAAAATGGCCCCGCCCATATAAGAGCCTGCTACTCCAAGAGCAACAGTTTGAAAAAAGCCAAGTCTTAAATTAACAGGAACAATTGCTTTGGCTAATGAGCCAACAAATAAACCATAAACTACCCATACTAAAAGACTAAACATTGGTTGCCTCCAGAAGTGTTAAAGATTCTTCGTCATTTAGATTCTTACCAACTTCCATGATGGCGTTTTTAAGACTAACTCCATATTCTTTGTATTGTTGTTTACTAAGGTGTTGTTTAATTATTCTATTTAATCTATAATTATTCAACCAATTGTCTTTGATGGTTAAATTAACTATAGTATGACGTAGATCAAGAGCTTCGCTCATTTTATCATTCTTTCTTCTTTTACTTCGGCACTCTTGTATAACGCGAATAAGACTAAGAATAACTCCAATAACAATTATGATAGTTATAGGGTCAAATCCATGATTTTCATTTTTAATATTAGCTTTGGTAATAATTTTTTGTGCTAAATTTGATAACTTAGGATCTATTGTCATAAAAATCTCCTATTTTTCTGGAACACAATATCCACAATCAACCATTTTAATTCCATCTCCACTCAAATATTGACCAGTTCCTTTACATACTGGACATTCTTTTCTTTTATACTTTTTACTAGGTTCATTTCCAATATTTTTTACTACCGATCCTGCCACAATTACAGGAGCTAATGATCCTCCATCATATCTATGTGAACTAAAAAATAAAGATACTATTAAAAGTGGTAAAATTAATTTATTCATTTTTTGCCTCTAGGAAATAATTTTTTTCGTTTTAGAGGAGGTGTAGGAATTATAGGAGTATTATCTGTGTCTGTTTTTATGGGTGTTATCAGTTTTATAACAGATAGGATAAATGAAAGTATAATAGATATTAGTCTATTGAGCGCTAATTTATCAAGAAATCTCATAGTTTTCTCATCTTTCTAAATAGTCAAAACCATAATTTGGTAATTTTTGTAATGGAAAACCGTCGAAGTCACTGAAAGCATATGCTCCGTTACCCTTTAACATTCCGGCAGCAACATCTGCTTTAATTAAAAATGACCCGTCAGGAATCGGTCCCCACGCTGGGTGACCGCCATCATTCCATTTACCCCAACTATTCTGTACGAGAAAAGCTGGTTCACTACCAGTATCGTCGCAAGCAATCCATGCCATAGCATGAGCCCACGATCCTTGTGGTTTTGCAAATCCTTTACTATCTCTTTTACTGCTAAATCCATAACTACTACAAACACTAATACCATATCCATTAGCTAAAGCATCTCGTGCTTCTTCTACTGTTCTAATAAGACTTACTGTTTTAACTTGGTGATCATTAGCTAGATCAATAACTTTATCTGGTAGTCCACGACCTCCCCATCCAGCACCTAACATTCCTTGATATTTAGTTAAGTCTACAACTCCTTTATAATTTTTTCTAACTAGTACTCCTCCAAATCTACTAACAAATTCTGCGGCTCTTGCACAACTCATACCTTGACCACCATGACCCCTAGCGCCATATATGGCTTCTGTCGCTCCTCTTGCTGTCCAACTTTCTTTATTCGTATGAACATCTATTTCTACTGCTCTTGTAATATCAACAGCGTTTCGTGTACTATGTGAAACACAGTCTCCAGTAACTTGTCTTTCATTATAAGGATTCTTATCAAACTTTAATACGCTTTTGTATGGAGCTGATAATTTACCCTTACCAGTTCCAGTTATTTTTTTTGCACCATCTCCAAAGTAAGCATATTTAGAATTTTCTAATAAACTTTCAAATACATGTTCTTCCCATAAACATCCTTTAAATCCGTCTTTATAAAGTTTTAATAGCTGATCTGGAGAAAATTTAGACATTATTTGCTACCTTCATAAAATGCCCATGATAAACCATTAAAAACTTCAACAGCTTTTTTCCTTAAATTTTGATCTAGTACAACATTATCGTCACCAATATAGTTAATAACAGCGCTATTAGTTACATTAGCTAATTCCGGATATTTACCTTTAAGGTCCAAATTATATAGTAGTCCTGCGAGTCTATTAGAGTCTCGTATTTCATCTGTATTTTTTATAACTTGATTAGTTTCGTCTAAACTAATTAGTTTAGCTAAATCAGAATATAAAGAACTTAATTTAACGCCATCAACAACCCTGTCAGAACTACCATTTTTTAGAACATCTATTATTTTTTCACAATCTTTTCTAAGATTAGGATCTAATGGACTTTCTACTACAACAGATGTGATTGGAGTTGGGTTGATTGTTGGTTTAATAACTGGACCAATAACACCATATGCTACCAATAGTCCACCAATAACTAGCAATATTACATTAGTATATTTATTCACTTGGTTTTCTCCTGTATGCAATTATATGGTCCTAAATGTGGAAAAACATTGTCTAGTAATTTTACTGATTCACTACATCCCATTTTTTCTGCTAGATCTCTTGTATTTTTCCAACTACTAACTAGTTTCAAAAAATCAGCATCATTTTTAACAACGGAGGGGTTTGTTGTTGTGGTTTCTGTTGATTTAATCTTGTTGGTGATATTATTGACTATATTCATAGCCCATTCTTTAAAAGGTACTAACTTATCCTTAAATAAGACAAATAGAACTAGAGCGGCTCCGCCGTAAACCATCAAATCCGTTGAAGATAATCGACTACTAAATTCTTGAAAAGTTTCTGTATAATTCATAACCTATCCTTTCAGAGTATATAATTTTGTTGAACAACTAATTTGGGTTTAAAAATTCCTGCCTCTCTAAAAATTTTGACCATACTATCTATGGTGGAACCAGCTAATATCATTAAAAAGCTTTTAACATAAGAATGTATGTATCCCTCTATTATGGATGGAACAAAAGGGATGTCAACAACCAAAAATAAGCTATCATAGAATTTACTAATCATACTCATAGCTAAAGCTTTTTTCTCTGGACTACTTAAATCATTTCCAATAATTTCTATTATTTGTATAATACTAGCTATTGCTAGCTGTAAAAGTTTCCATGCTTGATCAACTGCAAATCGTTTAACATCCTTGAAAGACGATTTAGTTGTTTGTATTAGTTTTTCTACTTCTTTTACTATTAGTTCTTGGCTTGTTGTTTTTTCTGGCTGGTTGTCGTTTTGGCTCATTTTTCTTCTCCTTTTTAACTTCTGGTTCTTTTGATTCTTCCACAATCGTTGTATTTATTTTAGCAGTTTTTCTAGCATTAATATACTTATATAGTATTACAAATTGTCCACCAATAAGAATACAACTTTCAACAGCATGACTAACTACGCTGATAAGTTCTTCTTTATTTGAGTGATCATTAATAATACCAGTTAAATATAATCCACTAAATATAAAACTAACTAAAGTAAACCAAAATTCACTTGTTCTATAACCAGGTTTCATATTTATCTCCAATTATTTATGATATATAGCCAGAACCTTGAACCCCATTACCATAGTAGTAACTAGGATCATCAAATCTGTCTGTATATTTTGCTTGTATATCTGTTATGACAGGAGTATTTTTTACATAAGTATTTAATGTGTTATAATAACCAGTAAATGTTGTTGTAGTAATAGTTGTACCATTTTTTATAGCATTAGCGCTAATAGCTTTTGCAATATCATTTGCCATATACTATGCCCTTTCTATTCTTTCTTCTAGTGCTTCTAGTGTTTTACCCAATGTAACTAGTTGTATTTTAAGTTCGTTCATTACTTCTGTATTTCTTTGTAATGCAGAAGCGAATGCTGCTTGACTTTCTTTGTTAGCAGCTAATCTTTCCATAATGAATTGTCTATCTTGAGAATATGGACTTTGAGTCTCAATCATGTGTAAGACATCACTTTTGCTAGCCATATTCCGACCAATGGTTACCCAAAATCCTATCATTGTTACTATAATTCCAACTAATGCAGTAGCCAAACTTTGCCAGAAATGAATGATAGTTTCACCCATATTATTTTTCTCTCATAAGAAATAAAGTCTATATTAGATACACCACTGGCCTTATAAATAACAAAAGCCAGCGAAAAGCTGGCCTTTGTTGATTATTTAAAACAATCTGTTTAAATTAGCCATTCTTGGCTGGATAATCTGCTTGTACTGCTGACTTACCTAATGTATAAGCAAATTCACCAGGAGCACTTCGTGAAGCACGAGCAGCATCATCACTACCGAAAGAATCAGTACTTGTTTGCGGATATCCTGCTTCATACTCTCCAGTATATCTATTATACTTATTAGCTCTGATAGCAGAAGCAGTTTTAACAGTACTAGCGCTTTCAATACGATTAATACTTCTAGTTAAAATTGGTGTACTACCAGCACTTCTGAGAACATTATTAGCTTGACCAGCAATTTCTGTTGTTGATCTTAATATAATTCCACGAGGATGATCATGAGCAAAACCACCGGCACTTATTGACTTGCCAGCATCATCACCGTCGTATGGAGTGGATGCAAAAACAGTTGTGTTAGTTCTGGTCACACCTACTTTTGAAAATTTGCCAGAAGCGATGGTGCCACCTTTAACTCCGGCAATAACACCACCATCATTATCAGAACCACTACCTACTCTATTTGGTGGATTACTGGCCGAATATGCATTACCGTCAACTTTTGCGATAGCCATAAAAATCTCCATTACTTAAAAGGGATTAAGGTGAACAGTATATATTACCCCAAAGATTTTAATTCTAAGTATTTTTTATACAATAGGGTTAAAGCCTGTATACTGTATACCCTAACTCCATATGGTTTGATATCAAAAATTTGATCAATTTGAGATTCGCTCCATATATTACCATTATAAACAACTTGCATTTTTGGTACTTTTTTCTTTATCATAGCCCCAGCAAGTATATTATCATATATATTATCTAATCTATAACCAGATGACGGTAGTATTTCAAATATATTATATGTTGATAGAATTTGGGCCAATTTGTATAATGTTTCATAATTAAATACTCTATATTCAAACATATATCTTGGTCTAATATTTACGGATAGACAAAGATCTACACTAGATTTAATATCATCTCTAAATTTTTCATATTTTCTATTGCATACTATTTGATGAGGAATCATGATATCTACTATATTAGCACCATTTTTGGCAGCATATTGGATCATGGATAGTCTAGTTTCAAGACTATTTATACCTAAAGGATAATCTATAGGACAAGCTATAGAAATGTTAGAATTCAGAATAGATTTTGATGTTTTTAAAGATGATGGTAATATGCTTATAGTATGTATAGAGAACTTATTTAGTTCTGTTAATATATTTTTTAGTTCTAAATCATTAAAACTAGTATCATGGATAGCATATTCTATATTCATTTATTTTAATTTTTTTATGGCTTCTATATTAGGATATTTCTTACTACCTAATACACCATCTGCGAAGCCATAGTATACCGCTTCGCTTGCATCAAGAATCCAGTCACTCTTTTGAGCAAGTTGCGACATTATGTGTTTTCTTATAATCATTTTTTTCCATTTCTTCTCTGTTGCGAGCGGGCTTAATAAACATTTTTCTGCAAAAATATCTATCATCTTTTGAGATTCTTTTTCGCTCCACTGTAAACTACTCATCGCTGCTTTGTGTTCATTATCTATACTAAGAGAACCATAGTGAATAAGAACGTGTGTATTTGGCATCAGTATTCTATAATCAGAGGCTTGTAACAAAACACTGCTGGCTGATTCAACTTTTGCATATGCAAGAATTATTACTTTACTTTTGCTTGCTTTAATAGTATCATACATTCCCAAACAATCTTCCCATATGCCTCCTGGTAAATGCATATGTATTAATATTGGATCATTAGATATCAGGTTAAAATATCTAATATTTTTTTGTAGTCTTATAGCTGTTCTAAACTCAATACCAGATTCTTCTTCGGAGTCTATGGGTGAGTGTAAATAAATTTCTCTATTTTTTAGATCTATTCCAAAATCATGTATATTATATAATTCATTGTCTTTGTCTTTATCTGTTGCGTGTGTCATGACATTTACTCTAGGAAGAATTGGTATATGTTATTATTTATATCTCTCATAATAGAGGAATCCACAAATGCTTTACCAATACCAATCCTAAATCTATATCGAGTAAAAACATCAAACGTTTCTATTCCCTCAGCATTTTCTATAATATCACAAATTTTGCTACTAATATTGAAATTGGTGTGTCCTGTCCAAAAATTAAATAGTTTACTACATGCTGTATTTTCTGTATAAGGTATGATGCCCATTGGAGTAAACATAAACGGCATCTTTGGTTTAAAGAAATGATCTGATATATTTTTGACATTTTCTGGTTTTTCATCTGTAGTTTCGTCTTGAGCATCTATAAAATTTTCTGGATCATCTTCTTGATTCAATATGTGTTCGTTAATATCTAATATGTCATCATATCCATATGGATCCCTCCATTTTTCCCATATAATTTTAGGATCTTCTGACATAGTTTCAAGCCTTGTTTTGGTAAATAAAAGCTTTACGTGGACTAATTACTGGTTTGTCACTATTTAAAGCTGTAATTTTTTCTGCTTCAGATAATCTATTAAGAGTATAAGAGATAAATTTTCTAGATAAAGTATTTTCTTCTTCTTTGTCTTCTTTTACTTGAAGTAAGAGTTTAACTATATCACCTTTAAATCCCCCATAGTTAATAACAGAGATTAGTGCAGAATAGTTGCTTGCCCACAATTTTACGTCATCCATTTCTGGGGGCCAATCTAAATCTATTTCAATATTACCTTCATGATCCATGTAGAAAGCAACTTTGCACACAGGCTTATTTTCTTCTGTGTTTTGCATACTGATACTAGGCGTATCTAATTGCCTTTTGAACACAAGGCGATAAAAGTTCTTTAGTATTAATTGGAATAAATTGACCATTATTTATTTTTGTTTCTATAGGCATTCTACACATATAATATATATGTATATTATCTTCGATTTGCTCAATGTCTAATAATTGATCATCTAGCCATGATAATTTTAAATCAGTATATTGCGATAAACACTGTTCTCTAGCTTCTAGCAAGTTTTGACCATTTAACAGTTGAATATTTGGCAATGATAAATCTTTATCTGTGCTAAGTATATAGTATTGAACTCTTTTTTGTATATCATCAAATTTTAATGATAATACAATATAATTAATGTAGATATTAAACATATGATTTGATTTGGCTAATTCCTTTAAGTAAACTTTGACGTATAGCTTCTCTTGTGACTCCATATTTTTTACCGATATCAGCCAATGTCATATTTTCAAAATAGTATAAATTGATATGTTCTTTTTGTTTATCTGATAAAATATTGGACGATAGTATATTTTTTATACATTCTTTTTGAATACTATCTGATTCGTTGTCTATAAGAATATCTAATGGATTATCTTCATATGAATTAATATGAGCATGTAGATCTGGTTCATAACTAGTAGAACCTTTGTTATTCTTTTTGTACTTAGAAGATATATATGTTTTTATTGCCCATATCGCACATTGGTTTCTATAAGAGTATTTAGTTTTACTTTGTCCTGTAGTTTTACCAACTCTGCCATTGTCATATTTCCAGTCAGCAACCATAATAGCGTGAGCAACATCCGCTACTGCGTCATCATTTGATAACATTTCATGTGATAAATTCTTATAGAACTTGGGAGCAAACTTTGATATAGTTTTCTTAGCTAAAGAAATGTATGTAGACAAAGAGTCGTATTGGGATTGGGTTTCCATTTAAAAGTCCTTATGTGATTGTTAAAAATTATTTTGTCAGTCTTTTCCATTGCTCAGATTCTGGTCTATCTTTATCTCCAGGTTTTGCTGGTTTATAGTTTTTCCCCATTTTTTCTCTTTTTCTGCGGATATTTTCCCATAATCCAGGCTTACTCTGCGCTAATGAATTATCGTCTTCGCCGGGGACATACTTTACAAAATCGTGAATAGTTCTCATGTAGTCCTCGGTGATCGCAATTTTACCCTGTAACCAGCTTTCTGTCAAGTTCTCTTTGACCATAGGATTAGTTTTAATTTCTTCTAGAATTGACATAGCATGATTCATTATTGCCATTAAGGATCCAATATTCATAGATAAGAAATCTTCTTTATATTCTTCCAATTCCATTTCAGGTGTTTCGTCGTCTGAAGCAGGAGTTTCCATTACTGTATCATAGTCTGGTTCCATAAGAGCCAACTGGACCTCGGTTTTTGTCAGACTATCTCCAGCAGACCATGTTTTACCAGAATTTATTGTTTTGTAAGTAACAACTTTACCCATGTCGTTTGGTAAATCAGAAATATCAGTTATAACACCTTCGCTACCATAGTGTTTGCATTGAGCATTAATATTTTTAACAGCATCTCCGACTTTAAACATTGATGATGCCATTGATTTTTTATCTATTCCGAGACGATCTTTTGTTGCTTTTGGTAATGCAGCAACGAATTCTGGTCCTTTACGTTTAGCCATATTGTATAATTTTTTAAGAAATGCGTCGTAACTCATTTCTCCTTTCATGCGTCCAAAATTACTGATAGCATCAGGAACGTCTCGTGGACTTACAATTGGAAAAGATCTTGTTTCTGGAAAAAGAAAGTCGCTATCTTTTAATTCGCTACGTTTTTTCCCTTTGTACGTTTTTTGTGCTGCGTCGGATACATAATTTGATATATCATTAAGAATTTGATAAAAACGACTATTCATAGTAATCTCCTATCATAAAGTTTGTCTATTAGTAATATAGCAGCATCTATATCTGATTGGTAATGGATACCTTGCATCATTCTAGCCCTGCCAGTTAAATACACACAATTATAAAGGTCTATTTTAGGAATATTTGGATATAAAGAAGTTACTATTTTATAGGCTAAATATGAGTATACAGTATGTCCGGATGGATATGATGGGGTATGATGGGTTTTTGTTTCTATCTTTTTTATATCTAAATTATAGAAAGGAGCTAGTTGGTATGGTCTTGGTCTATTATAGTATTCTTTGATAGCCATAACTAAATCATAAACATCTTTGTATGTATCTTTAAATAGTTTATTTGGAAATTTTACATTATATTTTTTAAGTATAGGATAAAATAAATCTAAAGGTTCTTTATCTACTAAATGTATAAGTTGCTCGTCCTGAGACGTTCTATTATTTACTAATTTAGATATTTGTTGTATTTCTAATATAGTCTGACTACTACTGTTTTTTGGTGGTGGAGGTAATAAATTTTTCCAGTCAATACTAGAAAATTTTTTAGGAACTTTTATATCTTCTATAATTATATCTGGATCATATTTAATTCGATTAATTTTTAGATTAGTATCTAATTGACTGTCTACTTTAGATAAAAAATCTATATAGTATAGAGACATTTTAGTAAACTATACTTGCAAAGTAAGAAAATTTTCAAGACCCATTTGCTCTATGAGCTTAAGATATGATTCATATAATGATATTCCATCCTCGCTGCCTTGTAGCAAAGGTATCATCATATTTGCTGTTATTTCATCTCCAACAGCCCTAGCAGCAACAATTGTTGCTCTTTCGGCAAGAGATGCTTCTCTTACAGAGTCTAAGTTATATCTTATCATTGCTACCATATCATGTCGTGTCCAACTTGGCGGAATAATAGATAATGGTTGATAATCAACATCAAAAAATTCTAGTCTCTTAATATTTACAGCAGCATGCTCGTGTTCTTGTTGTGCATCGGCTTTTAATATAGCAGCTAATTTTTTATATCCCCATCTTTCTAAATGAATAGCTTGGGCTGTTAGTGATGTAGTTTGTTGCCAATGAATATTTAAAGATTTTTTTAATAGCTCGATAACTTTATCAGTGCTATATCCTTCTACTTCTTGAGCTTGATTTTGTTCTTGTAATAAATCATCAATAGTTTTTTCTACCATTATAAAAGCTCCTAGAATATTAGGTTAAGTCTGATACATTAGGTCTCGACCAAAATTTACAACTCCAATATCTTGCTTTCCATTTTGGCCCAGCATTATCGCAGTTATGTCTTGCTCTAAAATTTTTACGTCTTTCTGGATCATCTCTTTTAATTTCCATATTTGGATCACCAAAATTAACCTTAACAATATTTCCTTTTTCATTTTTAACATAGACGCTAAATTTTTTTGGACCATCAGGAGTTCGGAATGGTTTGTTTAATGTAACATTTTTTTTAGCTCTTGTGGAACTCATTAGTCGGTCTTCATCATCATACTCATCAACAATTTGATCAATTTCAATATCCCAAACAAATTCATCCCATTCGTCGTTCCACATATAATTGCTGGCAAATAAAGAGTCATGAACAGCTTCTATTAGACTAGCTTTATTTGTCCTAGTCTGAGATAAACATATAGCGATTCTTTGTTGACTATCTGGATAGTCCTTTTTCATAGTTTCGTTGCCCATACATCTAGCAACAAAGTTTTGTTTATTCTCGCCTCTTTTAGGATCTGGAATGGGCATATAGTACCTCTAAAATATAAAAATAATACGGCTTTAAAATAGTATACACCACAACAAATATTATGTTTCGATAGCAGATGCTATCTGATTGGCTGTATTTTGCCAATTATATTTTTTAGCAGTTTCTATGCCTTGTGGATTTGTGCTAATATTATTAGTATATAAATGTCTCATATATTCGATCATTTGATCCTTATGAGATTGATCTATTTTTGCCCAATTTCCTTCTCCATTAAACCATTTTCCGTCATGAGCAGATTCTGTTTCTGATGGCTTAACAAGGTAAGAGTTTTGTTCGTTACAAAATTCTGTATGACTAGAATAAAATGTAGTAATTACTGGCTTACCAACAGACATCATTTCCAATAACTCAAGATTCCATCCTTCTGCTCTTGATGGAAAAATTCCACAATTAGCATACGACATTACTTCTGCTAAAGCATGGTGAGTATCTAGTCTATTGAATAATCTAATCTTTGATGACAATTTACTATTCTTTACTAGTTCTGCCCAAAACATATTTTGTTCTTTATTTAAGAAAGGATTTTCTGTTACTAGCCATAGTTCTACATTGTCTGATTCTTGAAACGCTTGTCCAAACATTTCTATTAAAATTTCATGACCCTTTCTAATTTCCCATTTACCAACATTAATAAATATATATGGTAGATTTGTTCTATCTATATCACCCAATACATTTTCATTAAAAATGGTTCTGTCTACACCTAAAGGAGCTACGGTAATAGGCTTATCTATACCATTCTGTAGTATAACTTGCTTTGCCCACTCAGTTGCTACAACGATATGATCCGGATGATGTAGATGGTGTTTTTCTTTATTTGTGAATTTGTCTAGTTCAAAGAATGGATATGCTACAAATTTACCCCTTCCTGCTCTTAATCCAAGATCAAATTGATGCCAAATTTTGAAGCATGGGGCGTCAAAATCAAAATCATCTTGATTATTGATACATTGTTGAACTAAAGAAACATCTTTCGGATTATCTATGTGTGGTTGACCTATTGGAAAATAGGTAATATTATACAAATCCGATAATTCTTTTAGAATATTGTGTGCGGCTATACCATATCCGGTTACTCCTAAAGGAGAAATAAAATTTAAATTTTTCATTATGATTACCTTAATTATAAGTTATAAACCAAATACAGGGTTTTTATTAGAATGTATTTGATTGACTCGAGAAAATTGACCACACTTGGGCATATGTTTTATAGATGATGAGCCTATATAGCAACAACATGATCTTATGCCTCCCAATAGTTCTTGAACTATTTTATCTATATTTCCTTTATATGTTGTTGTTATTTTTGTGCCTTCACTAGCTCTATAGTCTTTTTTACCATCCTCAAATATATCTTGAGAATGATGACTACTCATTCCATAGTATGTAAATTTGATTTTTCTTATATCTTCTGGTCCAGTACCGCCGGGATCGAATGGTTGCCACCACTCTTGCACAACCTTATTATCGTTATCAATTATGGCTCTACGATATTCATATGTCCATTCTCCATCACACTCTTCCGTTCCAGCAAAATATCCACCCAACATAACAAAGTCAGAGCCAGCACATAATGCTTTACAAACATCTCCGACTGTCTTATGTCCACCGTCAGAACAAATTAAGCCAAGATGTTTTTCTTTGCTTTGTAACCCGTGAGCAACGTAAGCATTATCTAAAACACAGGACAACTGTGGAATTCCGCATCCTGTTAAAAAGCGTGTCGTACAAGCGGAACCTCCGCCTATGCCGACCTTTACTATGTCAACACCACCATAAATTATTAGTTCTTGAGTAGACGATGTATGAGTTACATTACCAGCTAAAATAATTGATTCAGGAAAATTTTCTCTAACTTTCTTGCAGTACTTAACAAAAACATCCATATGTCCATTAGGCACATCTATACAAATATTAGGTTGTATTCCTGATTGTTCTTTAAACTTAAGTAGGTGCTCTATATCGCTTTTTTTATAACCTATAGAAATAAAAGTATAGTCTATGTTCTTGGGATATTTATAGAAGTAATCTAGTAATTTATCTAATGCGTGATATTTATGTAAACAGGCTATCATTTTATGTTTTGCTAGAGCCTTAGCCATTTCAAAAGAACAAAAGCTCATATTTGCACTAATAATTGGAGTGCCTGTCCATTCTCTCGGAGAATGATAAAAATAGAATGTTTTTTCTAAATTAATCTCAGATCTACTGGTTAACGTGGATCTTTGAGGAACAATCAGAACATCATCAAAATCTAATTTAATACCATCTATAATTTTCATGATTTATACCGAAAAGAAATACCATCTCCTATATGTATTTATATTTTCTGCTGAATTTATATGCTCAAGATAAGCATAGATATCCATCCAATCTGAAAAAATCATCTGGTGAGGAATAACGCCAAAAAGCCAATCTGGAGCATTTTGTTTACCTTGCACCATATGTACTATAATAGGTTTCTTTTGTCTGTTCGCCCAAAAGATTTCTTCCAGAGTACCACAAGGATGAACATCCAAATCAAGATTGACTATCATAAAATCACTAATATCGACTAATCTCAAATCAACAGATCTTATAACTTTCATCATATTAGAAAGTTCTTCGTATCGTTGTTGTTTTTTTAACTTGGCTTTTAAGTTATGAGTATCTTGATCCTCTAAACCTATCTCAGATGGTTTTAAAATAGGATTAAAAACTATTACTCCTAGTTTTTTTAGAAATGGAGAAATTTCTTCTCTCCAACCTCTTCCTCTGTCTTTGGCCCTATCTATAGCGCCAGCAAGATAAACTCTTTGATTTTTTAGTCTATTCATTTTGATCTAATGTCAAATAGAAAGTCAAAAAGATTGTTATAAATAGGAGAACCAGAACTAGATGTACTAAGTTTACTTAATCCGTGCAAAATACCACCAATCATAGTAAAAATAACGATTGTATCAATTAACATTTTTTATCCTTTTTGAAGCAATATAGTTATATATAAATACGTTATTATATCCCCAAATATCATCGATAAGATCTTCTATGAATAGCCAGTTACCACCAGCACTACCTATGCCGAATTTAGGACAATGTAGTTCCGATGTAAAATCAGGAAATTCTATTTTTAGATTTTGTATAAAGTTTTTTATTTCATACATACAATATACTAATTGACCATAATGTAGAGATCTTTTATTATATTTTTTAGTAGTCTGACAATACATATTTGCAACTATTACTTTAGCTTTAGTAGTTGGATTTGAGTCAACAACTAATGTACTGCATAGTTTTTTAGGAGCATTTGTCACAGAAATATTGGTTTCCAGCAGAGGATATCTATTGTATAGTTCTTTAGAAAAACCTGAAATATTTTTGTTATACTCTACACAAACATGAGGAATAATAAAATGTTTTGAAGTTTCATTCTTAATCAAATAGTCTATTTGCTTAAAAATGTCTATATTATTATATGTTGTTATTGATTTAGTATTTAGGGTTTTCATAATTCTGGTCCCCACTTGCCTATTGGACACTTTTGATCCGCCCATGCTAATTTATTTAGGAATTTCTTTTTTGGAGAAATGTTACAGCCACATTGTAGGCATTCGGTATTATCTCTATCAAAAAACTCACAACCAGAACATATTTTAAATCTATGGTTTATTTGTTCTTGAGAACACTTAGGCAAACCGTAACCTATGTGAAACCATAGTGCTTTGATAAAGTTTTTAATTTTAACTGCTAAACTCATCTGTCTTTTTAGTTTCTTTAATAGGTATTATTGTACTATTATGATCCATAGTGAATATAGGAATATTATCTACTACTGTACTAGAATCAATCCACCTAGAAGACCCATCAGATAATGATACGCACCTTTTAAAATCATTAGTTTTTCCTGTTTTAAAGTCTGTAGTTAATAAAAAATAGATATTATCTACATTAAAAACATCACCACCAGATAATTCTTCTAATAGTCTCATCTATAGTAGTCTTTCCAAAATTCCCAATCCTCTTGATCCAAATCCTCTTTTTTGGCTTTTATCTCTTTTTTTTGTTTTTTATACTGACGATATTCGTCTGTATAGTTTTTCTTATCGTCTATTTTCTTATCCAAACTTTGTTTTCTTTGTATTTTTCTATCGTCCGGATTCATCTATCGTCTCCCTGGTTTTATAGTAGACACGGCCACAAAAGAGTCAAGAAGCATCTTTTGAAGACAATGCAACTTGACAAACATAGAATACTCATTACTATTGATGCAGCTTGGGTGATGTTATTCTTATATAACAACAGGGTATATAATACCATTTCCTTCATATCTTCTATCCCCAGCGTATTCTGATTGAGACAAATGTCTTGAATATTTACTAAATATTTCTATATATTCATCTTTGGTTAATTTCTTACTAGAGATTCTCATTCTTGCAGACGACAGCAAAAGCGCAGCACATCCTACAGCAAAAGGCGTAGCCATACTTGTACCACTCATTAGAGCATAAGAATTATTGGGCATACAACTTGGTATATCTTGACCGGGCGCCACAAAGTCCAGACTATCTCCTGTGCAACTAAACGAACAAATTTTCAAATTTTTATCTATTGCTCCTATACTAATAGTTTGAGAATATTTTGCAGGATATTTTATATCTGTATCATTACCAGAATTACCAGCAGCACAAAAAATCACAACATTTCTTGATACAGCATATTTTAGAGCATCTTCTAATTGTCTAGACGGATGATCCGAACCAAGTGACATAGTAAGAATATCTGCACCGTTGTCGCAGGCCCATATTATACCTCTAGCAACATCGGTATTTGAACCCATACCCTCTTCATTTAGAACTTTAACAGGTAGTATTTTGATTTTTGGAGCAACTCCGACAACGCCAAGAAGATTATTTGCGGCACCTATTGTACCAGCAACATGTGTACCATGACCATTATCATCGCTAGTATTCGCATTATTTTTGATAGCATTCCACCCTTGTAGTAGATTATCTTTAAGATCATCATGAGAAGAGTCACATCCTGTATCAAGAACACCAACAGTAACATTTTCACCCATAGTTTTATTCCAAACTTTTTCTACATCGAATAATTTAATTGGCCAAGGATAAAATTGCATAGATCCATATAAACCATGAATATTTTCTCTGGTATGTGGAAGAAGACCGCATTCGTTTTTTCTTTTAAAGTTGAACATATTTTTGAACATATTATTTCTTACTTTCTATTTCTTGTACTGAATTATTTATCCAATCAGAATATCTACTGATCCTAGTATGAAGACTCACCGCACCATATTTTGACTTACCTTTATTTGGTTTATCTTCTATTACTCCAGAATGTATGCCCGCTAATTTACTATCTATGAATAAACCTCCTCCGCTATCTCCCGGAGAGATTAAAAACTCTAAAGATGTTTTTCTATATGATAAAGAAGGAGAGCAAAATAACATATGATCATTTACATGATCAATAACATTAGATCCTGCTCTCTTTTCTCCTCCATTCCTATTTACACCTGTGATAAAGTTACCAGTTGATCCAAATCCAGATAAACAACTAATTTTACCTGATTCATTATTTTCTACATACAATGATGGATACCATTTTAAGTCTAAATTTTCTGATAATATACAAATCGCTATATCATAACTACCAAATTTTTCATAATCATATTTTGGGTGAATAATTATTTCTTTAATCAAAATTGGTTTTTTGTTGAATATCACAGCGGCCTGTTTATTTTTATGAAACAAATGAGCAGCTGTAATAACAATATTAGACTTATATGCAACAGCAGATCCAGAATATGGAGAATTATCTTCTTTTGTACCAACTAATAATCCTATAAATGGAAAATGTTGTGCATATTCTATATATTTTTGATCTGGTACTTTAGGATCTATTGTACCAGCATAACATTCTGGTAAAGAATAAGATAAAAATAGTATCAAAAATTTAATAAAGTATTTCATAAAATCCAACTTATAATACTTGAGAAGCTATTAGACATCCTTTTGCTACAGCGTGTAAAGGATCGTCAGCATGTATTACTTCTTTGATTGGAAGAGGAAAATTATTAGAAACTAATTTTGAATGAAAAGTTTCTACATATCCTTTTGCTAACGATGTCCCACCAGCAACAACAACTTTTAATGGGTCTTTAAATTTTGGCAATAGTTTATGATTAGTTAAAGTTAAACTTAAATGTTTGGTTGTATAATCTATAAGTCTATCATAATATGAGCAAACAGCATCTAAAATTGGATTACTATTATGTTCTCCTATCTTATAGATACCCTGTTCCTTTTCTGCTTGTACAACACTATCCGGCTCTCCAAGAGCAACAGATACCATTCGATCTATCCAGTCTCCAGACTTTGTTGTGCTAAATGTTACGGTTGGTTCTCCATTCAACATAACACAAACATTTGTCATACCGGCACCACAACTAACACCTATGCCAGTATAATCACTATCCTCTAATCCAGCATAGCATAATGCTTCGGCTTCATTAATCGCCCTAGCATCATAACCCTGTTCTGCTAAAATTGATTTTACTACATCTTCGTGATATCCAACATCAAAATCATTATCTTCAACATCAACAGGTTGAGCGGGTTTGCAAAATACTAATTTTTCACCGGGCTCCGAAGCAACGCCGACTACTTCTTTTAGTATAAAAGCTAATACTTTTTTTGCTTCTTTTTCTTTTGATGATACAACGCCCTTGTACATTGGCCTTTTAGCGCTATCATTTCTTTCTATAGCTTTTTCTATAGCATCTTTACCTAAGAGAATAAATGAATTATCACTATCTTTGATAAATACTTTTCCAGATAATCCTTTTTCAATCATTTTTGTGGCTACTGGAGTAGTTGGTCTAATGATGTAAAAAGCATCTCTAAAATCTGTATAGCTAATATTATTTTCCACATTTTTTGCTAGTACTATAAAACTAGTACCAACATCAAGTCCAACACCACTACTCATAAAGACCTCCGCTATTGTTTTAGATTTTTGAGTTTGTTAACAGATGACTGAACATTATCTGTAGTGATTTTTGTTTCTCCTAACGAATTATACTTTTTTTCCATTCCATCAGTATTTATTTTTGTGACTACTTTGCTAGTATCTATTTCTATCTTAGGTTTACTATTTTTTTCTTGATCAAAAAAACTCTTAGTGTTTTTATATTCTGTACTAGTAGAACCACTTTTACCCAATAGGTATCCAAGACTAAAACAAACTATGTTCAGTAATAATAGTATAAATATGACTATATCATTAACGCTTAACATTTTTACACCATATTTTGGCTAAATAATAATATTTGATATAGGTTGACCGTTATCAATAATTTTAACTGGTCTATTTCCAGGAGCCATTAAATGTTTTGAGTGATCAATACCTAGCAAGTGATAGATGGTCGCTCCCCAATCCTCAACTCCTACAGGATCATCTTGTGGTTCGCTCGCTGTCTCGTTGCTTGAGCCATGCACGACCCCTTTTTTAATTCCACCGCCTGCCATGAGGGTACTAAAAACTTTAGGCCAATGGTCGCGTCCTGCCGTTGGATTGATTTTTGGTGTGCGTCCAAATTCAGTGGCTACACAAACTAATGTACTATCCAATAAACCTCTAGAATCTAAATCATTTATTAAAGAACTTAGAGCTTGATCAAATGGTGGTAATTGAACAGAAATATTATTAGCTATATTATCATGATGGTCCCATCCGCCATATGTAACGGTAACAAATCGTACTCCAGCCTCAATCAGTCTACGACTAAGCAATAGTCTCATTCCAGCAGAATTTTTTCCATAACTATTTTTGGTTTCTTCATTTTCTTTATTCAGATCAAAAGCATCTATCGCTTGTGTTGAATTCATTATATCATAAGCATTTTGATAAAAAGAGTTCATCGAGTCTAAAGCGTCTGATTTTTGACTAACATTGAATTCTTTGTTGACTACTTCTAACATAGCGCGTCTTTTATCAAATCTTTGAATACTAATTCCATCTGGTAATTTTAAATCTCGTACTTTAAAGTTAGGATCTTCAGGATTACCACCAAGACTAAATGATGAATAACTATGACTTAAAAATCCAGCACCAGCAAATTCATTTGGAACATTTGGTACGGTCACATAAGGAGGTAGACTATTCCTGACTCCCAATTGTTGACTGACTACTGATCCTAAACTGGGATATTGAAGGGCTGGACTTGGCCTATATCCAGTAAACATATTATTTGTTCCACGCTCATGTGCTGTTTCACTATGGGTCATAGATCTTATAATACTAATTTTATTAGCAATTTTACTTAGTTCTGGTAAATATTGACTAAAATATATTCCTGGTATAGATGTTTGAATACTACTTAATGGTCCACGATAATCTACTGGAGCATTAGGTTTAGGATCAAATGTTTCTTGATGAGCATATCCACCCGGTAGATAAATATAAATCACAGATTGAGCCTTGGCATTTTGTACATTGTTATCTTCGGCTCTTGCAGATAAATAGTCACCTAAATTTAGTCCTAAATATCCTAAAGAACCCGCTTGTATAAAATTTCTTCTTTGCATAATTAAATATCCCTTTGGAACTAATACACTATTATAAGAAAATAGGTGGGATATACCCACCTATTGTAGAGATTAAAATAGAATTATAAGAGTATTTTTACTTACTTATGTTTATACTCTGAAATTACTCTACCCTTTTGGGTTCTTGATATGAACCTTTTTCTAACAAGATATGGTTCGATACTATTCTCGATAGTTTCTATTGCTATTCCTGTTAGTGATGATATGGCCTTTAATCCAAGAGGATTACCCTTGCTACTAACAAGCAATTCTAAATACATTCTATCATAGTTATCCAACCCATTCTCATCAATACCCTGAATGTCAAATATTTCAGAAATACTTTTTGTAGATTCTGGATGACACAATTTGTAATTCTTATACCATTGTAGTCTAGAGTTCAAAATTCGTGGAGTGCCTTTGCTTCTTTTAGCAATTTCTAGCAATTCATCTTCGCCAATATCAATAGCCAGTTTATCAGAGTTCGATCTTGCTAGTTTAGCTAAATCAGT